GACGTCCAGTTGCAGAAGGGCGCGAGCTTCTGATTTATTAGTGCGCCAGATTACGGCATCAGCTTTACCCGATTTTTGAGTCGCTTTTATCAGATAAAAATATTCCATGTGATAGCCTCTATTTTGGATGTAGAATCCCCCGGGCCATTGGTAGCGCCCATTCAGGGTGGTCATTGGTTTTGGTAATTTCCGGTGTAACTTTGGTCGGTGGCACCGGACGTACAGCCCGCTTCGGCGGGTTTACGTTAGCCCTCGTGAGCCATCTGATCGTGAGAGGCGCAACGTTCTGAGCAATACTCTTTTTCTTTCCGTGCGAGCTGGTTCCCCTGGAGGTACAACAGGGTGCTTACCACTGGTTTTCCCTCGATAGCTTTGCGGCAATAACCGCATTTCTTCTGCATTCTTCCCCCTACATTTGCACCGTGAACCCTGCCGGATGCTCGTCCAGTACACCTTTCAGCGGATAACATTCAGCTTTCACATGTTGCTCTTCTGCAGCTGCCTTGCAGTCATTCTCAGTGTCGTAAACGCCGAGCAGGACATCCTGATTACCGCCCGTCAGCATGCTGACGGTGAGAACCAGAGCGAACATCGTGCTCATGAAGGGTCTCCTTTTTGCGCGAGCATGTAGCACACCCGGCGGATGAAAGCTGACAGCGGACTTAAACGAACAGCCTGCTGACGAGCGGGTTTGCGTGCGAAATCAATCATGTAAATAACTCCCTCAGTGCGCAGAAAAGCGCGATCCAGATGAAGAGCCCAATTACTGCTGAAATGACCATGGCTCTGATGCCTTGCTTACTCATTTCAACCTCAGCCATTACGTGGCCAGCGGAACAAGAAATACTTCTGCGCTTAATGTAAGACGGTGGATGGCCGTCGGTTGTTATCACCGAGTCCTCTCGGCTTGACTCTAATTACTACATATCTGTGATGTTGCAACGTGGTGAATTTAGCGTGTCGCTAAATTTCATGCAATAGCAAAATGCTAAATTATCTGGTGTGTTGTTTTAGCGTATTGATTAATAATGGATTTAAGTTCTGTCGATAACGAGGAGGGACATTGAGGAGACAAAAAAGCCCGCGCAAAGGCGGGCTAAGGAGTCCAAATAGGAGTTTAGGGAATATTCAGAATTTTAGCGTCAACGACAACCCCAATGATTTTGCAGTTGCCGTTAACTTCGATCATCGGATAAGCAGGGTTAAGGGGTTTTAGAAAGCGTCTGCCAGCATCGATAACTAGTTTCTTAAAAGTAGCTTCATTATCGCCATCTAGTTTGGCAACCACTAATTTTCCATTTCGAGGCTCTACTTCAGGATCTACCAGAATAGCAGCCCCTTCAGGTATGCTCAGACCTGCAGGAGAGGTCATTGAATCTCCTTTTACATCCAGCCAGAAGGAGTCCTCAGAGCATACAACAGTCGTATCGTACCAACGATCGATCGCTCGTCGGTGATATGGTTCTACAGCTTCCATCCATTGCCCCGCGCTTACCCAGCTGATTACAGGATAACTTCCTTTCGTCTCATTCAATCCTCGAAACGAAACGTTCGAAGATGTTTCTTTGGCATGTAAAACATCCATCCAGCCAAAAGGCAGATTAAGCGCAGACTCAATTTTGCGGGCCATCTTATCGCCAATATTGCGATGAGGATTTGGACCCAGAAGCTGGCTAAGAGCTGCCGGGCTTGTCTCAATGAGTTCGGCGAACTGTGCCTTTGTCATTCCAGACTCGCTCTGGCGCTTCTCGTACAGAGATTCCAGGTTGGCTTTTCTGATTTCTTTATTTTCCATCCCTGCATTGTTGTCGTTTTTAGCAAAATGATAAATGCGCAAATTGCTAAATGTTGCTTGCGTAGTATTTAGCATAACGCTAAACTCCAAAATTGTTGACTCAACCGGAGACACCAATGAGTACAGAACTACACCGCTGGCGTAAGGGCGCCACAACTGACGAATGGGCACAACTAGCGAAGCTGGCGAATACGACCCCGGGCTATCTGGATCAGATTGCCTACGGTAATCGCCGTGCATCTCCCGAAATGGCATCCGCAATTGAAGATGCTACAAGATTTTTTCACAGCCAGGCCCCGGTGCTCAAAGAAAGCCTTGTATTCGTCACTCCGCGTAATACGGCACTCTGAACATTAAAGAGAAAATCATGCGTTCACTTACCTATCAACAAAATACCGGATTCAACACTGGTGCCTTGATAAAGCGAAATCAGCTGAGAGAGTTAGATCACGACGGTATTCGCTCTGCCGTTCGCGCCTGGGCAGCAGCTGAAGGGCAGGATGTTGTCTCGGCATACATCATCGATGAGTGGCGACAGCAGGGCGGCGAGGAGATCGCGTTTCCTGATGATATCAGCCGTGCCAGACAGAAGCTTTTTCGCTACCTGGACAACCCGGCCGAGTCTGAGCGCTATCGCGAGTACGTCCGCCTTCTTACCCCGGCAATCATGACCGTTCTTCCGTTGGAGTTCCGCCATCGCCTGATGCCTCAGGACGATATTTTGTCGCGCCTGTCTTCGGCCATGAAGGAATGCGCTGAAGCAAAGCAGGCGGTGATGCTGAACGCGCCAGAGCACCAGAAACTGAAGGAAGTGAGCGAGGGTATAGCGTCGCTTTTCAGGCTAATGCCTGAGCAGACAGGAGCGCTGATGACGATCGTGAGCTCAATGCTCGGCGTGATGTAAGCGGGGTATCCATGAATCACATCGAATTTATTGAAAAGAACGTCCGCGAGGAACTTCTTCGCCAGGGCTTCACGCAAGCAGTGGCTCAGGGGGGGCATACCAGGCTGTCGACATGTACAAGCGGATGTCACAGGCAAGCCGCAAAGGGGGAATGTTTGACGATGTTATGCGACACGCAAAGTTATGGGCAGAGAAGCAGACCAGCGCAGCTGAACGTCGGGAAGCAAAGCGCAAAGTGCGAAAAGGCGGCGACCAGGCTGGGTTGTTCTGAAAGGGTGAAGACTGTTGTGCGCCAACACAGCCAGTCTTCGGGTGAATTAATTGGGTCAATTCACGGGATGAAGTATGTCAAATACCGCTGAAGTTATCAATTTTCCGATTAAAACCGAGCGTTCGGGAGGTCAAATGGCCGACCTGGCTAACGGGTATACCAAGATCGCAAACGAGATACAGAAGCTCAAGCCGCGTCTGCGGATGTCAGGTCGTGAGTGGCAGTGTCTTGAGGCTGTTATCTGGCTTACCTATGGATGGAACAAGAAGCAGGACCGAGTAACAAACACGGTGATTGCTGAACTGACAGACCTCGGAGAGTCGCATATTTCCGACACAATCAAATCTCTCGCGGAGCGGAAAATTATCTTCGCTCATAAGCAGGGAGTGATGAAAATTGTCGGTATAAATACTGAGCTATCTGAGTGGATTTTAGACAAACCGAAAACGGGAAAACCTTTCCCGGAATCGGGAAAAGTGTTACCGAAAACGGGAAAACCTTTCCCGGAAACGGGAGACACCCAATACAAGAACAAGAACAATAGTAAAAGATCTTCTTCGTTTCGGAATTCTAAAGAATCCCGAAACGAGGAAACTTTGAAGTTTCTCTCTCGTCATCCAGAAGCGGCCGATGGGATTTATACCCCTGCAGGTAAATCTTGGGGAACAGCTGACGACCTCAAAGCCGCGCGATGGATTTTCGATAAAGCCCTCACCGTGAATGCCTCCCTCTCAGAGCCGAACTGGGTTGAATGGGCGAATGCCATCCGCCTGATGCGCCTGCAGGACAAGCGCACGCACTATGAAATCTGCGAACTGTTCAAGTGGGCAAATGAGGATGGTTTCTGGCAGGGAAACATCCTCTGCCCCTCAAAACTACGTAAGAAGTGGGACCAACTCACAACTCAACGCCTGCGCAGCCATGGCCCATCAAAAACCACATCAGGCGCCAGTGCGCTGGACAATACCGACTGGATCGACGGGGTACTCGAATGAAATCTATCGCAGAAAGCATGCATAACTTCGATCGGAATAACTTTCAACGTATCGCCGTCGGCATGCCTGAAATCCAGGATGCACAGAGCTTTGCACATCAGGCGACAAAGACGGCTGAGGTATTCAACGAACTGTTTCGCCAGCTGCTCGCCGTATTCCCGGCGCTGGCCAACAAATCAGCGGAAGATCTCAACGAGATGCGTCGCCAGTGGCTCCTGGCGTTCAAGGAAAACGGGATCACCACGGTTGAGCAGATTAACGCAGGTATGCGGGTTGCGCGCAAACAGGAAAAACCATTCATGCCCTCGCCGGGGCAGTTCGTCGCCTGGTGTCGTTCTGAGGAAGTGGTTGCGGCTGGTCTTCCTGATGTTAACGAGCTGATGGAGATGATTTATCGCTACTGCCGGACCCGAGGACTTTACCCTGATGCTGAATCCTATCCGTGGAAACGTAATGAGCATTACTGGCTGGTTACGGGGCTGTATACCGACATGCGTGCAAATGCACTGAGTGATTCCGAACTGCGCCGTAAAGCCTCTGACGAGCTGCTGCGTATGGTTCGTCGCATGAATGCCGGGGAAGTGATTCCCGAGCCGGTTAAACAGATCCCAAAGCTTGGTGGACGTCCGCTGAGCAACGAGCAGGGCTTAAACAAAATCGCGGAAATTCGAGCGAAATTCGGTTTAGGCAGAGGGCGGAATCATGGCTAGAGCATTGTCAGCAGTTGAGCGCAGAGAGTACGTCCGCGCAGTGATTCGGATCACCAGGCATCAGGGGCGCCTCACGACCTCCGAAGCAATGAAAAGACTGGGGCTGAGCCGCGCTACTGTTCAACGGTATTTTTCCGAAGCAGAAGCGACTGGCGAGGTTGTCCGGCATGGTCGTTTGGGGCTTTTCCGCGATCAGCGGGCTGTCATCGACTTTGATATGAAGCGTTTTGGGATGGTGCCAAAGGCAGCGTCAGGGATGAATTACAGCCTGCTTGGCAGTCCTGTTTTTCAGCGAGTTTTAGATGTTCAGGAGGCTATTCATGGCTAAGAATTCAATCGATGTATACGGTGCCAGCGGCAAAACAAACGTGCTCAATTTCGAGCCTGAAAACCTGCACCTTGTCACCGATAAGACCCACCCACTTTACGATGAGCGTGTACACCTGCCGATCGAGGAAGGGATGGTACTGAACATTGCGGAGCTGGGGGTACTGGAGCCAATCATCGTCTGGAAAGACCCTGAAACGGGGCTCACCTGCGTAGTTGTTGGCCGTCAGCGCGTTAAACATACCCTGGAGGCAAATAAACTCCGTCTGAAAGAAGGCAAAGACCCACTGCTTGTACCTGGAGTCGTTAAGCGCGGATCAGCAAATCAGATGGCTAAATACATGGTCAGCGAAAACGAAATTCGCCGACCTGATACGCCGCTTGGCCGGGCTAAAAAAATGTCAGACGCGCTCGACCGCGGGCTCGATGAGGACGATATTGCGGTGTTGTTTGGCTGCAGCGTTCAGACCGTTCGAGCAACGCTATCCCTTCTCGATGCCACTCAGGCCGTCAGGGAAGCGGTGGAGGCTGGCACAGTTACCGTTACCCAGGCGCGTCAGCTGGCATCGCTTAAACCCGAAGAGCAGCGGGAGAAGGTCTCTGAAATCGAAGTAGCAACTGCTGGCACAACCGGCCATGAAAGAGCCCGGCGTCAGCGTCAGATCCTCGGTGATGCAAAGCCTCGCCTGAAAACCCGCAAAGAAATCACAAAAGCCCTGGAATCTGCCGATGGTGAGTATGCGAGCGCACTCCGTTGGGTGCTTGGGGAAGCCGTATGACAATTATCAAAACCCATACCGGCACCGTGATCACCAAAGACGGTCCGAAGGTAAAAAAACTGCACCAGACAGAGCGGATGTGGGTCGTCGGCAAAAACGAGTTTTACCACAAAGAAACAGGGCGCCGTCACTTTGCAGAAAATACGCGCCGCCGGTTGCTGCTCGACACCATCAAGCCTATTGGGGTGAAGCATGTTTAAACAGAACGAAAAATCTATCGCTCAAATTGCTGAGTATATCCCGCGCGCCTGCCGGGGTATGCAGCTGCAGGAGGCCAAAGCGCGCCTGAAGAAAAAGATTGCGCTCTATATCGATGACGGCTGTGATGCTGCCGTTCTTAACGCGGTGTTTGCGCCAGCTCTTAACAGCCATACGAGAGAGTCTTTTTTTTCGTGCATTGCAGCGCAGCTGCATTAGGAGGCCAAACAAGCAACTCACTGCAAATTCTCTGCATTAAAGATACCGAGGGATACTGGACTGTAAATGAGAGATATCCGGCCCGCCAGTTCTGTCGGGCTCTTGCTCATCTCATGAAAATGCATGAAAACCACTACACAAAGCGGGCTGGCGTGGCGGAGATACGAAAGCGCACGAAGCGAGATGATCATCATCACAAAATTGCAGTAAGAATAAGCTTAAAGCGCTTGAATTTTTTCCATCTTATTTGTTAGGGTTATTAGATACTCTCCTTTGTAGTCCATTCGAAGGAGTTTTTGCGGTTTATGCGGGTGGATTCTATGACAGGCAATGTCCCGGCAGTACTAAGTGAAGCAGAATTAAAATCAATTATAGCACTTGTAAATAGACTTCCCTGGGGTGTGGCTAAGCCAGTCATTACATCCCTTGGTTTAACTCTTGGTAAGGGACGAGATGCCACTTACGAAAAAATACTAAAGGAATTAAGTGAATTAAAAACGAAGAGCATTCAGAAATTTAATTCAATAATTCAAGAGATTGACAAGTTACTATTTGGACAGTTCATTTATGGTGATAAAGCTCTCTTTAGCTTGACAGTCGATACTAAAGCTATTAGCACTATAGATCAAAGGATTGAATTTGATTGGGGAGTTATGAATCAACCTTCATCTCTAAGTGATACAATTCTTTCTAAAAAAGAGATACAAAACTCGAAGAAAAACCAATTGGAATTAATTCATTATTCGACAGACAGCAATCAAAGCATTGTTTTATTTAGTTCTGTGCGTGAGCAAATCGTAAGAGAGAAAATCATCCCTAGTACTATACCTCAATATAGTAGCTACGATGAAATAATAGCTAAGAAAAAAGAGAAACATCAGTGTTTTGATGTTTGCATAATTGATAAAGCTACTTCAAAAATTTATATCCTCATAGATTCTGGATTGAATACCATTGGCGAAAGTATTTTATTCGCTAAATCCAATGTTGTTAGGACTTTGTATAACTATGCAGGTTATCAATTTAATTCGGCTGAAAAAGATTTCTTCCCTTTAATTGATGAAATATTCAATCAGAAAAAACCACCATACTCTCTCTTGAAATATAAAGTCTTTGATTTGTCGTTTCTTACACCAGAAGGTACTACGCATAAAGAGAAGAAAAATGATAAAAGCAATGATTTGAGAAAGGATTTATTTAATCAAGAAGGTATAAAAGCTGTTGGTAATATTGGACTTTATAGGATAGGTGTTAGATTAGAGCGTGTAAATCCGGCGCTTCAATTGCTAGACAATGTTGAGTTGATCATTCCGGGAACACTTAGAAGATACCTTGGGGGATCGTCCAGCTCCCCTGTAACATTTGCTATACTAAGTCAGTGTATCTCACGTGATGATTTTGAAATTCTAACAAAGCTGATATTATGAGTGGAGTCAGCAATGAAGGGTGGCAAAATGGCTAGACTTATACAGCAAATCTGTGCGGAGAGTCCTCGAGTGGGCTCTCTTGCTACGCATTTGTATGATGAAATCTCAAGTTTGGCTTGTCGCTCTCCTAATGTCTATATTAGCTATAATATAATTTTTGATATAGCTAATTCGCATAAAGAATTTAATTCGGAATGTGATGAATTAGATGTTTTTTCCGCCATTCAGGTGCTTTGCAATCCTGGAGTTGATTTTTTAAAACTTAATTATCAATTCATAGATGACATTTATGGCACATTCGAGGTTAGTATTGCTGATGTTATAGATGCAGAAAAAAGCCACTTTCTGGAACATCCATATACTGGTGAGCTAGTGGAAAATTACAAAGAATTTGTTTTCCCTTTTTATACAGTTAAATATGAATGTAAAAAGGGTGACCGCTAATGATGATGAGCCTTGCTGATCTTGATAAGAACTTTGCGCTTAGTCAATGCCATCATGCAATTGCGAGAATGGATTTCGCACTCTCCTCTTATGGGAATTTTAAACAGTACATTCGAAGTGAATTAGATTATGCAATCCAGAAGTTAGAACAGAATGGAAATAGAATCAACTTTGATTTGACAGAAGATCAATTGACTCTCTTTCTTCTTTCCAATCTTGAAAATAGATACATTGGACTTCATGCATCGCATGAAGTAAATCAAAGAGGGCACTGTGACATAACTGTAAAATTAGGTGGGTTCGTATGGCATGGTGAGGCGAAAAAGCACACCTCGGGATACAGTTATCTTTTCAAAGGATACTCACAGTTAACTGAGCGATATAGCACTGGTACAGTGAATAGTGCCAGTGGTGGATTGATTATATATACAAAAAACCAATCATGTTCTGCTATGATGGCCCAATGGGAAAAACACTTAACTAAATGTGCTCCCAAGATTCATGCTTGTAAACAGATCAATATTATCGCATGTAAAGACAATCCTCTTGTCTTTTATAGTAATCATGAGCACACGGCAACAAAGCTTGGGTATGAAGTTATTCACTACCCAGTAGTTCTTTATCATAAGCCGATCGATCCTGATTTATAATTAAAACCACGAGTTAGCTTATGGTGTTTAACTAAGTTTATTATGTATATGGATTGAATTGAATTCCCCCAAGCAAATGGTTTAATTCTTTTAACCGCTTTTGTAATAGAATTAGTTCATTACGTAAAAAGATGCGACTGACTTTTGCCACTTCATCGAATCCTCCAGTATTATTGGGAATGATGCCCATCATCTTCGGCGGTCTTCAGTACGTCACCATCATGCTACCGTGGCTGACGTTTTTGATGTTCAGAACCCCATCCTTTGCCACTACTTCTCATAGTAGGATGATCTGCCGTACTTTATTCCGTTAGGTGAGTACATAAACAGGTTACGGAAGTTGCCCGGTATCTTGGCGCTTTTCATGGCCTAGCGAATATTGTTTACGTCCCCCAGCTCTGCGTTGCGCCGGTCATGTACATGATAAAGTCCGCTTCTACGGGTTTTGTATTTTTCTATTGATAAGAATTCCTCATCAGTAGACTACAGGTAGGACTGTATCGGCATTAAATACTCCCAAAATAGGTAGGCTACTGTCTGTCGAAACGCTTTCCCGCCCCGATCCTCCAGAAAGATGGCTCTCATCCAAATGCTCAATGCAATGGCTAAAGGACACCACCATTGGGTTAATACTCAGTGGGTTACATCTACGATTAGCTAAAGGACCGACTCGTATCCGGATACTAAACCGACGTTGACGAGTTGAAAAACCAGGTGTATAACCACTGTATAAATACACAGCTGTGTATTTATACAGTGGTTATTTTTTAGCAATCGACAAGGAAAATGGAAATGGTTGATCAAAAAATCAATGCACAAGTTTTAAGCGGTGTTAACGACGATATTTCAGAAATGAAATCACTGACTACGTTGCGTAAACGTGTTGTAACTGATGGCGAAGTGGTTTCTAAATCTCAGAACGCTTTTCGTCTGGCGGGTGGTAAAACGGGAGTTATTCTGCGCAATGACGGTAATGACTTTTATGCTCTTGTAACTCCAGAAGATCAGGCGCAAGACGGGCAATGGAACACCCTTCGCCCATTATCTTTCAATCTCAAAACTGGTCGTGTTTCTCTCCGTAATGGCGTGGACATTTCTGGTGGGGCTGTAGTTTCGCATGATGCAGGCATTTCGGCGCGTACGACCGGCCCGTCGCCGATCATAAATGGACAGACCTATTCATCCCCATCCATTCATACCGATTTTACAAGCGGTAATATCACCACCCAAATGATGATGTGCGCCAGGGTAGAAGCAGGCAAGCAAGATTACGGTCTACTCTCTTATCGTGACTGGCAGGGTAGCTGGAACGAACTGCGCGTTCGATCAAATGCCGAACTGGATGCCGGGCAGTTTACCAAACGCAATTCAGAGGGATGGATTAAAGCTGCAGGTAACCGTAACGTCAACAATGATAAAGACCGTAAAACCAATGCGTTATGGATTCAGGGCGCGGGGGATTTATCCGCAGACTTTTATCACTATGAGCGTATTGGTCAGCATCATTTCCTCGGACTACATGTAGCTAATGGTGGCGCGCAGGGGTGGTATGAATTCCGTAATGATGGCCATGCTTACACCAATGGTGCCTGGAACAGTAGCTCTGATGCGCGAATGAAAACCCAGGTCGAGAAAATCGATAATGCGTTAGAAAAGCTCGATTGTATTAGTGGTTACACCTATCTGAAGCAGGGCGTTACCGAAGCTGGTGTAATCGCTCAGGAATTGGAGGAAGTCCTTCCACAGGCTGTTTCAAAGACGGAACTTACACTCAATGACGGCAGTGTGTTGAAGGATGCTCGCAGCATCAATATCAATGGAGTGGTAGCACTACTTATTGAAGCGCTTAAGGAAGAACGTCAGGCTCGACTTGCCCTGGAAAAGCGTTTAGCCGATCTGGAAGCTCGTAGTGGTCAGGAGACAGAGTGATGGCAGATAATCAACCGGTTCCTCTTACCCCCGCACCACCTGGAATGGTATCACTTGGCGTCAATGAAAACGGCGAAGAGGAGATGACTGTCATTGGTGGAGATGGCAGCGGCACAGGGTTTTCTGGGAATGAAGCACCTATTATTCCTGGAAGTGGTAGCCTCCAGGCCGACTTAGGTAAAAAGTCTCTAACCCGACTACAGGCTGAAAGTTCAGCAGCAATTCATGCGACTGCAAAATGGACTACAGAGAATCTTGCAAAAACGCAGGCTGCGCAGGCTGAAAGGGCCAAGGCTGCAATGCTTTCTCAGCAGGCAGCAAAAGCAAAACAGGCCAAACTCACGCAACATCTGAAAGATGTAGTGGATTGCGCGCTTCAGAACAACAAAACGCGGCCTACTGTTATTGATCTTGCTCATCAGAATAACCAACAAATGGCCGCAATGGCCGAGTTTATAGGCCGTCAAAAGGCAATTGAAGAAGCTCGTAAAAAGGCTGAGAGGGAAGCCAAAAGGGCTGAAGAAGCTTATCAGGCTGCTTTGAGAGCGCAGGAAGAAGAACAGCGCAAGCAGGCAGAAATTGAACGGAAATTGCAGGAGGCAAGGAAGCAAGAGGCAGCGGCAAAAGCAAAAGCTGAAGCTGACAGAATTGCGGCTGAGAAAGCTGAAGCAGAGGCAAGAGCTAAAGCGGAAGCTGAGCGACGGAAAGCAGAGGAGGCTCGAAAGGCGCTTTTTGCAAAGGCTGGGATTAAGGACACTCCTGTTTATACACTGGAGATGACAAAAGCAGCCACTACGTTGTTTTTAACACCGGGTGTTAGGTTACTGAATCGTGCTCCAGCGATGATACAGTTATCCGCTTTGGCTGCAGAAATTAATGGCGTCTTAACTACTGCTGCTAGTGCAGTAATGACGGCTACTGCTGAATTCTCAGGTTGGATTGCCTCAGCGTTATGGCGAGGTGTAGCTGGTGTTGCAACAGCTAGTACTGTTGGTCCCATGGTTGCCGCAGCATCGACGCTATTCTTTTCACCTCGCGCAGGTGGCGGAAGCGACAGTAAGGTTCCTGGTAGGGATATCGAGATGTTGGCTGCGCAAGCCAGGTTGTTCACGGCGGGTAAGCTGAGTATCGAACCGGGCATGAAGAGCGTCAACCTCCCGGTACGTGGCTTCATCTCTTCGGAAACTGATGGGCGCCAGTCTCTGATGCTTGTAAAAACCGGTTCTGATGGAGTACCTTCCACTGTTCCTGTATTGGATGCTGTACGTGACAGTACTACTGGCCTTGATAAAATAACGGTACCGGCGATGTCTGGTGCGCCGTCGCGGACCATCCTCGTGAATCCGGTTCCAATTGGCCCTGCTGCTCCGTGGCATACCGGCAATAGCGGGCCAGTGCCAGTAACACCTGTTCACACCGGTACAGAGGTGAAGCAGGCTGACAGTATCGTCACGACAACTTTGCCGATTGCAGACATTCCGCCACTACAGGACTTCATCTACTGGCAGCCGGATGCTTCTGGGACAGGTGTTGAACCTATTTATGTAATGACTAGTCAACCCAGGAAAGGAGTAAAAGACTACGGACATGATTATCATCCGGCTCCAAAAACTGAAGAAATTAAGGGGTTGGGGGAGTTGATTGAGTCTCGGAAAAAAACTCCAAAACAAGGGGGAGGTGGACGACGAGATCGGTGGGTGGGAGATAAAGGACGAAAAATCTATGAGTGGGATTCGCAGCATGGAGAACTTGAAGGTTACAGAGCTAGCGACGGCTCTCATCTTGGAGCATTTGATCCAAACACCGGCAAGCAACTTAAAGGTCCGGACCCTAAACGTAACATCAAAAAATATCTTTGAGGTGAATTAATGGGACTGAAATTACGATTAGAATGGTTTAATAAGCAAACAGATTTATTAGTTGGCAAAGAGTACTCTAAGGATTTTGGTGATGATGGTTCGGTTATCGAAAGCCTTGGTATTCCTTTAAAGGATAATATCAATAATGGTGGCTTTGATTTAGAAGAGAGTTGGATTCCTTTATTGCAGCCTCATTTTAAAAATAAAATTGAAACTGATAAAAATCTTTACCAGATTTCATTTGATTATCGTGATAGTTGGTAATATGCCTACCTAAGAAAATATAGCCAGCCTTCGTGGTTGGCTATATTTGTAGTTGATTTACAATTATCAACCAGCCATAATCATGTCATCGGAGCCTGAACAACTCTGGTGACTTCTGCGCTTTGAGGGGACTTAAAGTGCAAACGACATTCAGAACACCTTTCAACCAGTCACAGATGCAGAAATGCACCTGCGTTTTATTACATTCAGTGTTTTACCTCTTTGGAGGTGAAGCATGAAACTCGAAGCATCCTTAAAACATTTCAGCCCTCAGGGCATGCACATCAGCGACGATGTGAAAAGCACATCACCTGACCGTCTCAACGGTACGGATGTTATGGCTGGTATTGGGGTGACAAGCAGCAGGGCAAGGTTCGGACTGTCTGCTTTCTTCGGAAAGGCTGGTATCAGCAAGACAGATCAGCAATTGGCCGTCCAGGCGCTAGCGCGGTATGCGATTGAAACTGCACCGAAGAACGTACGCAAAACAGCGGGTAAAGAGTTGGGTCGCTGCTGCCTGACTTTGGCGCAGTTTGCTTTTGCGGAATATTCCCGGTCCGCGGAAACAACGGGAGCCTGCAGGGTATGTAATGGAACCGGACAGATTGAAACTTCTACCACAGAACGCAAAGTTTCTAATCCGTGGGGCAAAGCACCATATTGGGCTAAAAAATCCCGTGCTGTCCGTCCTTCCGACTGGGATAAGTGGACTGAAGTAACAGCCAGCATAAGCGCTAAATGTGAAGCCTGTGACGGTAAGGGGAAAGTAAACGCTCGCTGCCGCTGTGGTGGTTCTGGCCGGGTTCTGGATCGCAAAGCGACAAAAGAGCAGGAAGCACCGGTATATAAAATCTGTGAGCGCTGTTCGGGGAATGGCTTTTCAACGATGCCGTCTACTGCTGCTTACAAAGCGATTCTGATGCTTATCCCAGACCTGCACATCAGAACATGGACACGTAACTGGAAACCTTTCTGTGATGCGCTGGTGGACCAATGCTGGAAGGAAGAGGAGAGGGCAGATAAAGAGTTTCAACGAGCAACAGCTGATTGAGTAAATGGTCGCATTATTTTGCATTTTAAGCGCACGATGCTTGATTTTGTCCGAATTTGTCGTGTATATTTTGAATCGTGGAATAAAACGCCTGAACGAAACCATTCATATAAACCCTGCTACTGCAGGGTTTTGTGTTTTTGAAAACAAATGCCTGAAATCGGCTATAAAGTGTGATCTGAATCAAAATGCCATGCGCCAATCTTAAGGAATATTAAGGAACTGTAAATATTCTTTATAGGTGATGGTCTTATGGCGTTAAAAGATATTTTTGTGCGAACCGAACCTCGCAGACGGCATTATGGTGTTGCATTGTTTATCGGGCTTATTTCTGGGGTGGTTTCTGCATTTGTTAAATGGGGTGCTGAAGTACCATTACCACCTCGTAGCCCTGTCGACATGTTTACCAGTGCCTGTGGACCAGAGTCATTAATTCGAGCTGCCGGGCAAATTGATTGTTCCAGAAACTTCCTTAACCCTCCTTATATTTTTCTGCGTGACTGGTTAGGGTTAGCCGATCCAAATGCGGCTGTCTATACCTTCGCCGGACATGTGTTTAACTGGGTAGGTGTAACGCATATCATATTCTCCATCGTGTTTGCGGTTGGGTATTGTGTAGTTGCTGAGGTGTTTCCAAAAATCAAGCTGTGGCAGGGTTTGCTTGCAGGTGCACTCGCACAACTGTTTGTCCATATGATTTCGTTCCCGCTTATGGGCCTAACCCCACCGTTGTTCGAACTACCATGGTATGAAAACATTTCTGAAATATTTGGACACCTGGTGTGGTTCTGGTCAATTGAGATAATTCGCCGGGATCTCAGAAACAGAATTACGCACGAACCTGATGCTGAGGTTTCTCTGAATTCAGCATTCAGATAATCCAAGCTGGAAAAGCCAGACCCGCATAAAATGCGGGTTTTTTATGCCTGCGATTGGTAGCTGTTCGACAGTGCTGTTCGCTGCGATGGCAGCCGTAATATCGGCGTCTTTCACAGGCGTTGTATTGACGCTAGCTGCAGTATAACGTATTGATGTGGTGAATCCCCCTATGCGGAGGGGCGACCAGTCAGTTACAGAAACCTGTAAATGCAGCGCGGGCCATGCCGACTGGGGCATGCTCACCGGGAGGCACCCGGCACCACATTGCCACTAAACATATTTAAGATTTATGGCAGGTTTACTTTTGCGGTTGCCCTTCTATGTTTATAGAACGTAACGGCAAAAGTGAATGCTTCCTGGTAAATCGGTAGCTCGGACTATTAGGAGTGCCTTCGATTCGTTACTACCTAGAATGCCTACTTTCTGCCCGCCTTCTGGCGGCCTTTTTACGCCATCAATAAGGCGTTTCAGTAAGCAAATGAAAACATTATTTGAAGGCCGCGCTTATGTGTGGCCTTTTCTTTTTCCCCTCATTTCTGAGAGGACTCACAGCAATAAGAGGGGGCTTAATGTCCGATCCTTTAACTGGTACCGGCCTGATTTTTGGTGGCGGGTTAATTGGTTCCGTCGTATATGGCGTTATCACTCATACCGATTTTGGTGTGGTATTTGGTGCTTTTGGCGGCGCGGTTTTTTACGTGGCAACGACTGCAAACCTGACACGTGGAAGGCAAATAGCTTACTTCATGACGTCGTTTATTGTCGGTGTTCTGGCTGCAGGATTATTAGGCTCAAAATTTACTACCTGGACAGGCTATACAGATCGTCCGCTTGATGCGCTCGGTGCGGTGGTGGCATCTGCTATCACCATCAAGGTCCTGACTTTCATTAACAGCCAGGACTTGAGCAGCCTGTTCGGATTACTTTCCCGATTAAGGGGAGGAGGTTCGAGTGGTAATAAATGACCCGGCAGCGCTGGTCAATGCGGTGATATGTGCCGTTATTGTCTGCGCTTTGATGTTTTATCAACGTCGCGGTGCCAGGCATCGTCCTGGTATCTCCATTCTTGCTTACTTACTGGTATTGATTTACGCGAGTATTCCTTTCCAATTTATCTTCGGTCTTTACGTACAGTCCCACTGGCTGGTGGTAATGGCAAACGTGATGATATGCGCCGCCGTGCTATGGGCTCGGGGTAACGTGGCGCGTCTGGTCGATACACTGAGGCATTAATGAATCAAACACAATTCCAGAAGGCGGCTGGTATCAGCGCCGGGTTAGCTGCGCGCTGGTTTCCGCATATTACAGCCGCGATGAAAGAGTTTGGCATAACAGCAGCTATCGATCAGGCGATGTTTATTGCCCAGGTAGGGCATGAAAGCACGGGATTTACCCAGCTTGTTGAGAGCTTTAATTATAGCGTGGCCGGGTTGAATAGTTTTGTCCACGCCGGGCGGCTGACGCAGGGTCAGGCTAATTCGCTCGGCCGCCGGCAAGGTGAACCATCGTTGCCACTAGAGAGGCAACGAGCGATCGCCAATCTGGTGTACAGCAAACGCATGGGGAATAACGGGCCAACAGACGGCTGGTTTTACCGCGGGCGCGGGCTCATCCAGACCACCGGCATGAACAATTACCGCGACTGCGGGAATGCTTTGAAGATTGATCTGGTTAAACAGCCTGAATTGCTGGCACAGGATGAATATGCGGCGCGCAGTGCCGCCTGGTTCTATACCTCACGCGGCTGTTTGCGTTATCCCGGCGACCTTGCACGCGTCACTCAGATTATCAACGGCGGACAGAACGGCATTGATGACCGTAAAGCTCGCTATCTCCTGGCAAAAAGTATTCTTGTTTGAGGGAAATATGAACTATCTCATTAATAGACTGAAAGAGACGTCAACCTGGCGCGGCATCATCCTGGTCATTGCTGGCGTATTTGGCTATCAGATGCCTCCAGGCATTCAGGAAACCGTCATCGCTGGCGGCGTAGCACTGGCTGGCGTTGTTGGGGCGGTGATGCCGGACAGCGTTAAGAAGTAGCCGGTTAACCGGCAGGAAGCCTCGCAATGGTGGGGCTTTTTTATTGCCATCACCATAGGCAGACCCATCGTAATGGCAATTTGTATCAACGAAATGCTGCAAGCGCTAAGACAAAACCTCGCTCAACGTGCCTATGATTCAAGGGTTCTTTAAAGTGCATTGTTGACTCTCCTGGTCCACCAATTTCATAACCTTCATATTGTTCTGAGTGAAGCCAATATATTTTTTCATCCCTTCTATCTTCATGAATCCAATACCTCCATTCAGGTGTGGATAAAATATGCTCGATAGGAATAAGGCGATCCCATTTATTTAAAGGCAAGATATTTGGTGTTTTGGGTGATGGAGCGCCGGCTGCTAACCATACTTTTTGCCCCGGCCTATCATAGGCTAAAATGCGGGCCTTGCGAGCTTCAACTGAAATTATCGCATCATTTGATGGTTTAACTTCAAAGTACGCTTGAAAGTCATCTATGAAAAAATCGGGAATGTAAATTTCACCCGTTGAAAGCTCGATACGTTCAGGCTCATAAGAAAAGGTCAAATCAAGAGCATCAAAGAACACAGCCCAGCGAGCCTCCGTCTGGGAACGGTACTGAACGCCCTGAAAAGTAGTTGGGATGACATTATCCCCACGACCAACAACCATAAAACCCCCTAGTAAGCTCTTATTAAATGCAAGGCTATTATATGGCTATACCTGACAGGGAGGCTATCGAAACGGAGTATCGGGCCGGGGTGATGCCCCTCCGTGAAATTGCATCGTAGTACGGTATCAGCGAAGGCGCTAACCGTAAGCGAGCAAAGCGTGACGACTGGTCACGTGACCTGAATGCCAAGGTGAAAGAACACGCTGACGATCTGGTACGCAAAGCAGAGGTACGCAAACAGGTACGCAGTGAAATCACTTTGAATGAACGCGTACTGATTGAAGCGACTGCTGAGGTAGTCGCCAATGTAGGCATGGAGCATCGCGGTAATATCAAGTGCGCGCGGCAGATAACGAACGCACTGTTTGATGAGCTTGGCGCTTAGTGCGCCGATGTGGCCGTGCTGGAGAGGCTCGGAGAGTTGATGCTTGACCAAGACGACAAGGGTCACGACAAGCTCAACGAGATTTACCACAAGGTCATCAGTATGCTGGAGCGCGTTAAATCGGTGAAGGCTTTCAGCGAAGCGCTGAAGAGCCTGATCGGACTTGAACGCCAGGCCTACGATATCGACGTGCGGAATAAGCAGACCAATCGCGACATTCTGGCGCACAACAAAGCGGTGCAGGCTAACTGTCCGTGAGGGAGTATCCATGAAAGAAATGAAACTCATAATTGAAATTGATGACCGCTCCATTGTTTCAGTAATCGAAAAAGTGCGTCTGCTCAAAGACGAACTGAGAAGCCTCAGCTTGCCGATCGGCATCTCTGACGCAGTGCCGGCAGTATTAAAGCCGGAAGAGGAAAGGAACACGCTGAATACCCGAAGCGCATTCCTTAGAAACCTTGATGCCGAAATTACTCAGGCTTACTCATCATTGACAGAGCTTTTGAATATACGTCGTGACGCGACCTCCTCCGACTAGGTGCTGCTGCTGGTTTAAGGGTGTTTAGTTCATTAACGGCCTTTGTGAATTTAGCTCTCACTTTATTGGCGTTATCTGTAGGCATCTCGCTGAAGAGGCAGGATATAGCGATAGATAGTACTTCGGTCTCACCTTTGAGTGATTCCAACTCCTCGACAATTTTCTGAAAAAATTTCTGATTATCAACGGACATCAAAGCTCCTACTTTGCTGTGTGGAAACTCAAAGATAAGCGAGCGTTACTTTTTGCAATATCCTGATATTCGATCAGTGCCGCCGCCGGGCGGCATTTTTACGACCAGCAGCAGGCATTACAACAACAAACCGAAAAGGCTATGAAATGAGTGAAGCTAAACCGCAGGACGGCAGCACCGTAAAGGGCTATCGAGCACTAACGCCAACTGACATTGAGCGGATGAACCGCCTCAAAGGTGTCAGCCGGCATTTTTGCAGTCTGCTCGATACAGAGCGAGAGGTTACAAAGGCTGAAGTTGTCGAGCGTGGTAGTCAGGCCGAAACCGAGAGAGCAGAGGCTTTGCGCTGCATGGCTATCGCGCGCACCAAAATGCAGGAAGCCTGTATGTGGGCATGTCGTGCAATAGCAAGGCCAGATAGCGATTGTTGATGCCGTGAAATGTCACAACAAGCCCACCGATACGTTGGCTTTTTTTGTCATCCTATTTGATATCATCACCAATAATAACAATCAGGGTGAGATGGCAATGAAACAGAAAATTACAGATGCATTTGTTAATTTTACGCATGAGTGGAACTCAGCACTTCATGAATCCATTGAAAGGAAAATAAGGGCGGGCTACGACAAATCATTCCCTCATGCTGATGACATTGAGCATCGAATATTGACAGAAAAAACCATTCGAGAGTTTTACTATCAGCGGATGATGAATACGGCCTCGTTGCTGCTCACTGGTGTGTCACTATTGGTGGCATTGGTTGCACTGACCGTAGCGATAGTGGCAATTAAGTACTCGTAGGTCCTCGGGGCATACTCGCTGGTCACGTTGGGCTGCTTACCGCAGGCAGCAGGGAAATCTGAGTGTTTCGTCGCCCGATATGCGAACGTCAGAAGCAGCGCATCGCCCTTGCCAAGTGGCCGGCCGATACTGAGTGCTAACCCCACTAAGGGATAATTTTGGTAATATCCCTTGGTGAGGATAAAAGGTTGTTATTATGTTATGTTAAGATGGCCGAAACACATTCAAATTAAGTGAAAAATTGGATAAGTAAGTACAGTAGTAACCCTTACAGATGGCCTTCTTAAAGAGATGAATGTTGAAATAAGATATTCACTGTCGTTTAAATATGAGGTATAAATGAAATAGAAATAAGCGGTAGCTGTCTTTTGAGGTTGGCATTAACCTTCGTTATTGTTGGTGCAAGTGGTGGCGCACTTGTTTTCTTATCAAATTTCGTTATAGCTGAAATGATTAGTTTTACCTCAACCTACCTCTATGCAAAAGGAGCTTATATGACTAAAAAACTTATGGATGCATTGTTAAACTGGAAAAAAAACTCATTAGTCAGCCGCTGCTTCAGGGATACCCTGCTGAAGAGCTTGTGAGATTCAAGCGAAAGCATATTTCTACTAACCGCCTTCGGGCGGTTTTTTATTGCATTAACTAAGGTAGTTTTTTATGGCAAAACCGGACTGGGGCGAGCTTCAGCAACGGTTCCTGTCCGATCATGCCGCAACCGGCGTATCACCGAAGGATTGGTGTGAAGCGCAGGGACTGAATTACGCTACTGCCCGCCGATACATCAAGAAACCCACTGCGCAAAAACCTGCGCAGAAGAAATTGCGCACTGCGCAAAAGGAAAAGTGCGCAGAAGCGCTGGTGGATGATGATGACCTCACCGATCAACAACGCTTATTTGTTGCGGAATACCTGAAGGACAACAACGCCACGCAGGCCGCCATTCGAGCCGGGTATAGCAAGAAGACTGCTGAACAAATTGGTTATCAGCTGCTTCAGAAAACTTCAGTTGCGCAGGCCATTGCGCAGCAGCAGAAAGCATCCATTGTGCGCACGCTCGGCAGCGCCGATGAAGTACTTGAGCAGATGTGGCGCCTGGCAACGTTCGACGCCAACCAGCTTTCTCAGTATCGCCGCGGGAGCTGCCGTTACTGCTGGGGCTTCGGTCACCAGTATCAATGGCGCGATGCGGTTGAGTACGAAGAGAAGCGACTCGAAGCGCTTGAGCGAAAACGTCGCGAGCCCGTCGATGTTGGTGGCTACGGTTACGACCACACCAGCGCACCTAACCCGGAATGCCCTCGCTGTAATGGAGATGGCGTCGGCCATCCTTTCTTCGCTGATACGCGCAAGCTGGCGCCTGATGCTGCGCTTGCCTATTCCGGTGTGAAGCTTGGGAAGAATGGCGTGGAGATTACCGCTATTAGCCGCGAGCGCATGTACGAGGCGGTGATGAAACGGCTCGGCCTGGCTGATAGCGAGTTCGCCCAGCGTCTGCAGCATATAGAAATTGAGCGCCGGCAGCTGGAGGTCGAAAAATTACGCAAAGAGCTGGCTGCTGACCCGGAGGATGACGAACCAACGCCAGTTGCAATCAATATCAACGTAGTCGATGCGCGAGTGAGGGAAGAGGATGGCGATAGCACCGACGCTTAACATCCCTCAGGCCAAATTCCTTGCGATGCAGTACAAATTTAAGGCCTATGTCGCCGGCTTCGGTTCTGGCAAGACGTGGGTCGGCTGCGGTGGTATCTGCAAAGGGATGTGGGAACACCCCAAAATCAACCAGGGTTACTTTGCGCCAACGTATCCGCAGATCCGTGACATCTTTTATCCCACTGTTGAGGAGGTGGCCCACGACTGGGGGCTGAATGTCAAAATCAACGAGGGAAACAAAGAGGTTCACTTCTACGCCGGGCGCCAGTATCGCGGAACGACGATCTGCCGCTCGATGGAGAAACCGCAAACCATCGTTGGTTTTAAAATCGGTAATGCGCTGATTGATGAGCTGGACGTAATGCCCGCCAAAAAGGCGCAGTTAGCCTGGCGAAAAATCATTGCTCGTATGCGTTACAACGTGGCCGGTCTTCGTAACGGGATCGACGTCACCACGACGCCGGAAGGGTTTAAATTCGTTTATCAGCAGTTCGCAAAGGCTGTACGCGATAAGCCTTCGCTCTCAACGCTGTACGGCCTGGTGCAGGCCTCGACATTCGACAATGAAAAGAATCTGCCGCCGGACTATATCCCGTCGCTGATGGAGTCATACCCGCCGGAGCTGATCAAGGCTTATCTCCGTGGCCAGTTCACCAACCTGACCAGCGGGACGATTTACCATCAGTTTGACCGTAAGCTGAATAACTGCAGGGAAGAAGAGCAACCCGGTGAGCCGCTGTATATCGGTATGGATTTCAACGTTGGGAAGATGGCCGGGGTTGTTCATGTGTTACGTCTGGGGCTTCCGTTTGCGGTTAATGAAATCGTTAAGGCTTACGACACCCCTGACATGATCCGCATCATCAAAGAACGGTTCTGGCTGTACGACGGCAACGATTATCGCAAGGTACGGGAAATCTATATTTACCCGGACGCTTCCGGCGATTCCCGCAAATCCAGCAATGCCAGCGCCACGGATATCGCTCAGCTTAAGCAGGCTGGCTTCAATGTGGTTGTTAATGCATCAAACCCGCCAGTGAAAGACCGCATCAACGCGATGAATGCCATGTTCTGCAATGGTAACGGTGAACGTCGCTACAAAGTGAATGTAAAGCGGTGCCCGGTGTACACCGAGTCGCTTGAGCAACAGGTTTGGGGTGAAAACGGTGAGCCGGATAAAACGGCGGATAACGATCATCCCAACGATGCTGGTGGGTATTTCATTGTGAAGCAATTCCCGATTATCAAACCGACTGGAAAAGTCACCCAACTGCGGATGTAAAACCATGCCTGATATTTCAACGCCCAACCTCGACTATAACGACATGGTTGAGGCATGGGATATTAATGATGCGCTGATGGGCGGTACGCTGGAAATGCGCCGGCAGGGTAAGAAGTATCTCCCGAAATGGCCGAACGAAGATCCTGAAAGCTATAAGGAGCGTTTAGCTTCGGCAACGTTACTACCTGCCTATGAAGAGGCTATTAAACAAAACATCGGGCGAGTGTTTGCTGAGCCGACGGTATTGAGTGAGGACTCTCCTGAACAAATACGGGAGCTGTCGCCGGATATTGATATGGAAGGTAACCGGCTCGATGTCTGGGCACAGCAATTTTTCAGCATAGGATTCCAGTATGGTCTGGTACATGCGCTGGTGGATTTCCCGAAAATTGACCCGGATGCAGTAAAAACTAAAGCTGACGAAAAAGCCGCGGGATCCCGTCCGTATGCCACGATGTTAAATCCTCGCCAGGTCATCGGCTGGAAATCAAAAGTGGTTAAAGGGAAAGTGATGCTGACCGATCTGCGTATCAGAGAGGTCATCATTATTGATGGCGACGATTACGGGCAAACGAAAGTTGAGCAAATACGCCATATCATGCCGGGCAAGGTTGAAATTTATCGCCGAAATAAAGGTGATAACGGCGAAAGCCAGTGGCAGATTCACGACGCGTGGGAAACCAGTCGCGATGATATTCCCCTGGTGACGCTTTACACGAAACGCACTGGCTTTATGCGCGGTTCACCGCCACTGCTTAATCTCGCCTTACTGAATATCAAGCACTGGCAGAGTCAGAGTGAACAGGACAACATCCTTCATGTCGCTCGCGTGCCGTTGCTGGTGGCTTACGGTCTGGCTGATGGCGAAACGTTGACGATAGGTTCTTCCTCTGCGACTCGTTTCGATGACCGTCAGCGCCAGGGACTGGAATATGTCGAGCATACCGGGGCAGCGATTGAAGCCGGTAAGATTTCCCTTGAGGATCTGGAAAACCAGATGCGTCAGGCCGGCGCAAAACTGCTGCGCGCGGAAAACACATCGACTAAATCCTTAGATCAGACTCACGAAGAGCGGATGCAGGAGAATTCACCTCTCTACACCATGGCAAGCTCGCTTGAGGATGCGCTCGATAATATCCTGCAGATTATGGCGGAATGGCTGGGCGAGAAAGAAGGCGGCAATGTCGATGTACGCACCGAACTGGATGTTTCAGCCCAGACGTTTGATGCCGCAGCTGCAACAGCTGTTCAGTCGCTCCGTCAGGGTGGTGATATACGTCAGGTCGATGCTGTTCGAGTTTTGCAGGCCCTCAAATTTATCGATCCGGACGCGAAGCCCGAAGAGGTTATCGACGAGTTGCGGAATCAGCAGGTCACGCTGGCCGGCGGACTGAGTAACCCGGGTGGTGCAAATGGCAACGGCGAATGACAAGCTTCAGGATGAATCGATAGCGCATGCGATATGGATAGCGCGGTACAGCACCAGCGTTGCAAACAGGATGATAAAAATCCTGAATGACAGCGATGCGGAACTGACAGTCAGATTGCTGGTAGCGATGGATAGCCTGGATGCTGACAGCTTTACCGTGTCGCGACTGGAAGCGCTGCTCGTTAGTGTCAGAGCTCTCAATCGCGAGGCTGTGCAGTCAATGTACGCGGGACTATCTGATGAGCTGCAGCAACTCGCTCAGCACGAAGCAGGCTTTCAGCTGAGCCTGTTCCAGTTTGCGATCCCCGATGATGTGCTATCGCTTCACCCGCTGGTGGGCATTTCACCGGATGCCGTTTACGCAACTGCGATGGCTCAGCCGTTTCAGGGGCGCCTGCTTTCGGAGTGGGCAGATAACCTTGAAGCTGACAGGATGGCAAGAATTTCCAATACAGTGCGGCAGGGTTTTCTCCTGGGCGATACGCATGAGCAAATCGCCAGAAAGGTCCGTGGTCATGCTAACCGTGGTTATCAGGATGGCGCGCTGCAGATGAGCCGAACCAATGCCGGCAGTATTGCAAAAACGGCTGTGGGGCATCTTGCTTCGACGGCCAGGAAAAGCTTTGCAGATGCGAACGATGACATTTTGAAGGGTAAGCAGTGGTTATCCACTTTGGATAACCGTACATCAAAAGACTGTCGGATTCGCGACCGCCTCAAGTACACACTGGATAACAAGCCGATCGGCCATAAGGTGCCGTATCTGCAGGGACCCGGGAAAATCCATTTCTGCTGTCGCAGCGTCGAAACCTACATCCTGAAATCGTCTGATGAGCTGGGTATTGCTGTTGGGCAAATATCAGATAGCTCACGTGCCAGCATGGACGGGCAGGCGCCTTCGGATACCGATTATCAGGACTGGTTCTCGCGCCAGTCGTTCACGCGACAGTCCCAGATCGTTGGCGTAATCCGGGCCCGGCTGATTCGTGACGGTGGCATGTCGCCCGATGATTTCTACAACGACAAGGGCGAATGGCTGACTCTGGAGCAACTTCGTAACCTGGATGCTCAGGCGTTCAGCAACGCCAGACTTTAATGCTTTTTAAGTCTTCAATCAGGCTGCCTCCGGGCGGCCTTTTTTATTGCCGTGATCCGGATGGTGAGCGGTGCAACGGTCGGATGACCACCGAAAAGGTAACCACATGAAACTGAAAACAGTCGAAGTTAACGGCAAAAGCTATGCAGAAGTCGATTCCAGCGGTTTACCCGTCTACGTCCACGATGACGGCCAGGAAGTTGGTTTTGATGCTGTGCAGGCCGTTGGGAAAATCTCCTCTCTGAATGGCGAGGCAAAATCTCATCGTGAAGCCAAAGAAGCCGCTGAAGCCGGTCTGGCTAAGTATGCCAAAATCGGCGATCCGGCAAAGGCGCTCGAAGCGCTGGAGATGATGACTAAAATCGACCAGAAAAAACTGATCGACGCAGGCGCCGTTGATCAGGTTAAAGCGGATATCACCAAATCATTCCAGGCCCAGCTTGATGAAGCTACTCAGCGTGCGACGACCCTTGAAGGCCAGCTTTATCAGGAAATGATCGGCGGCCGGTTCTCTGGCTCGAAATTCATCGCAGATAAAGTTGCAATTCCGGCAGATATGCTTCAGGCGCGGTTCGGTCAGTCCTTCAAAGTCGAGGACGGCAAAGTCGTTGCCTATGATGGCTCTGGCAACAAAATTTATTCCCGCTCGAAGCCGGGCGAACTGGCGGCCTTTGATGAGGCGCTGGAGTTCCTGGTGGAGCAGTACCCACAGAAAGACCACATTCTGAAGGCCAGCGGCAACCAGGGAGGCGGCTCACGGCAGTCTCAGCATTCACTCGGGCAGAAAACGATGAAACGCGATGCGTTTACCAGTTTGAGCCCGACAGATCAGCAATCAACTCTCAAAGACGGTATCACCATCGTCGATTAATTCTTTGCCAGCTGCCGGATGGCTGCTGGTGCCGGAGCTGGATAGCTCAACCAACCCTATATATTAATCTCCAAGGAATCCATACACATGGCTAATACGCTTACCGGGTTGATCCCGACTATCTTCACGGCTCTGGATACCGTATCTCGCGAACAGGTCGGTTTTATCCCGGCTGTATCGCGCAATGCTAAAGCTGATGCGGCGGCGAAGGACCAGACTGTTACTGCGCCGGTTGCGCCACCGGCAACCACTGTTGATATTACCCCGGGGGCTACTGCGCCAAATGACGGCGACCAGACGATCGGCACCGTTGATGTCAAAATCACCAAATCCAAAATGGCCCCGGTCAAATGGAACGGTGAGGAACAACTGGCACTGGGGCCCGCAGGGACATACAACACCATTCTTGCTGATCAGTTTAAGCAGGCTTTTCGCGCGCTGGCTAATGAGATGGATGCAGATCTCGCAGCTCTGTATTTCGCATCCTCCCGTGCTGTTGGTACGGCCGGCACCGCTCCTTTCGGTATTGCAGGTGATTTATCGGATGCGGCAAATGCGCGCCAGGTTCTCTCTGACAACGGTTCGCCGACAACTGATCTGCAGATGGTCCTCGGTTCTTCGGCTATCGCAAACCTCCGCGGTAAACAGTCTGTTCTGTTCAAAGTAAACGAATCCGGTACTGATGCGCTTCTGCGCGAAGGTATCGTGGGGCGACTGGAAGGTTTCAATATCCACGAATCCGCACATGTTAAGAAACGCGCTGCATCTCCGGCTGCCGGATACCTGGTGAATGGAGCAAAAGCTGAAGGCGATATTCTGATTGCCATTGATACCGGCACAGGTGCTTTTGCAGCAGGTGACATCGTGACGTTTGACGGGGACAGCAATAAATACCTTGTTGCTGCTGCGACGGCCACAGCAATCACCCTGGCTGCTCCTGGCTTACGTCAGGCACTGGCCGACAACACCGCTATTACCGCTGGTGGCGCCTACACCGCAAACATGGCGTTTGATCGCAATGCATTCCTGCTTGCATCCCGAACCCCGGCAATGCCGCAGGGCGGCGATACTGCGGATGATGTGATGAACGTTACTGACCCGGTATCTGGCATCACTTACCAGGTAGCACTGTACCGCCAGTATCGCCAGGTGCGTTACGAAGTCGGTTTGTCCTGGGGCGTAGCGGCAGTTAAGTCGGCGCACTCAGCGTTGTTGCTGGGCTGATAAACAGGGGCTTCGGCCCCTTTTTTTAGTGGAGGGCTAATGGCCGGATTAACAAAAGAGCAGCGCGCCCAACGAGCTGCTGAGCAAACTGCGTCTACGCAGGCGGATAACAACGAACCCGTATTGACCACATCGCAGCTGGTGGCGATGGTTACCGATTTTCCGGCATTCCCGGGTGCGCCCAATACCGCCAACGTTCACCCTGATGAAGTGGAGAACTGGAAGGCGCACGGCTGGAAAGAAATGGAGTGATGCATGATCACTTTCATAACCGTTGAAGACGTCAATTCGATTCTCGGTGCCACCTGGACAGATGAAAGCAAAAAAGCCAAATCTGTGCTGATGGCTAATACCTGGATGAATGGACTTAACCTGAAAATGCCGTGCGATAAGGCAACTCACGAAATCATCATTCCTGACGATGTGAAGCAGGCTGGCGCCTATGCAGCGCTATCGGCCTCGAATGGTGGCCTTTATCAGCAGAAAACCGATTCTGGTGTGTTGCTGAGTAAGACGGTAGATGCCGATGATGTCAGCGTTTCAAAGACCTTCGCGGAACTCGCTACCAACAGCTCGGCATTGCTTGATTCTGATCTGCAGCTGGCGCTGGCCATGCTTAAGCCATACGGTGTTAATCAGTCGCAGGTGCGGCTTGTGAGGGGGTAACATGCAAAATCCGGATGCGCATTATGCCGGTGACGGGCTCGGTCCTCGCGATGTGTTTGTGAATGGAAACCCGATCAGACATGTCGTTTACGCAAACCCGGCAAAGGGTGTTGTAGAGTTTGCTCCGCTCCCGCTGCGGGGTAAACGCAACGGCGAAATTTATACCCGCAAACTCCACGGTACAGTGATCGTTAAACCTCAGCAGCGTATTGGTGGGTGCAATGGGCATTCGTGACGAGTTGCAGACCGATGTCGCCGCAGCCTTCGATACCGATCTGCAGGATGCGGTTAACGAATTCGCCGGAAGCTACACCGTTCGAGGTGCCTGGGACCCGGTGACGGAAACCGGCACTGAAACGCAGGTGACTTACTCGGGGCGTGGAGTGCTGGCGCGCTATAAACTGCGCCGTATCGATGGCGCTAACATTCTGCATGGTGATGTGAAGCTAACCGCCCTGGTTAACGAGGTGACTGATAAGCCGGCCGTCGGGCATATCATCACCGCACCGGATCCGATTACGGGTGAGCTTCAGCGTTACGACATCATAACCGCTTCTGCCGACTCTGCTGGCGCTGCGTACTCCATTCAACTGCGGAGGGCGTGATATGGCTAAGGGCTGGAACATTGACCCGGCGGCATTCGCCGGGCTGGTGGCCGAAGATGTCAAACTACGCCAGCGGACAATCGCCATTCAACTGCTGAATGAAATTGTTCAACGGTCGCCGGTAGGAAACCCGGAGCTGTGGGCCATCAACGCGACCGCGGTTCAATACAACAAAGCGGTAGGTGAATGGAACGAATTTCTTTATGCCGATCCTGCTAACCTGACCAAAACCGGAAGGCTCAGGAAGAAAGTTCGAGTTAATGACAGCATGGATATCAAACGTCCGGCAGATTATCGCGCGGGTACGTTCAGGGCATCGCATTTTGTCAGCATCAGCGAACCTAATCATTCCGTCCCGACCGAACCGGATCCGCGCGGGACAATGACGTTTCTTAATGGCAAAAATATTATTGACCAGGCGCCAGCCTACTCGGTGATTTACATCCAGTCGAACCTGCCTTACTCCGTGCCTCTGGAGAATGGCCACTCAACACAGGCGCCGACAGGCGTCTATGCCGTCTCGTTTAATGGTGTGATTCAGGCCTACAAATGACCCTTACAGAAATCAGAAACGCTGTCATTTCCCGAATGGCGGCACAGACCGCTATTGCCTCTGATGCGGTGGATTATCCCAATGGTCCGGTATTTGACCCCAGTAACCGCGATATCTGGGCCCGTCTCACCAACATTGCAGGGCAGGCAGGCACAACCGAGATCGGGGATGGGCCGGTCGTGCACAGAACAGGTTTACTCATCATTCAGCTGTTTGTTCCGGTCGGCTCCGGGACGTTGCTTATCTCCCGGACGGCCGATCAGCTAACGGAGCTATTCGAGTTCAGGGACGACGGGAAGCTGAGTTATTTCGCCGTTTCTGCTGTGCCGGCAGGTGAGACCGATGGCTGGTTACAGCTCAATCTTCAAATTCCTTATCGCGCTCTGTAGCGCACAAAAAACAGGAGGCTCCTGTGAGCTCAGGTGCAAAAGTAGTAGCCGCGTTTATTCGCGAGACAACGCCAGGAATCACGCCTACAGCAGGGGCGTGGAACCTGCTGCGTCGTTCTTCATTTGGTCTGAAACCAACGCAGAACACCAACGACAATGACGAAATAGCTGGTGACCGTATGGCGCAGGGTGTTTCACGCGGCACAGTGGATGTCGGCGGCGATGTCGGCACACGGTTTCGCTGGAATCAGCATGACGATTTTCTTGCCAGCTGTTTCGGCGCCGAATGGGTAAATAACGTGCTGACGATGGGTAATGGTCGTATTACGTTCTCCGTGGCGACCTTTGCCAGTGATGTGGGGATCGCCCAGATTGCCCGCGGTTGCCAGGTTGGTACCTTCCAGATGGAAATCCCGGCCGATGGTGATATCACTGCAACCATTACGTTTGCAGGGCTGGACTGGGAGACGAAGGGGGACGATACCAGCTTTTTCACCACGCCAGTGGATTTAGCGGGGGCGCTGCGTTACTCCTTCAAAGAGGTCACAAACATCCGGCTAAATGGTGTTGATGGCGGGACAGGCTTCTGCGTCGACACCTTTAACATTCAGTTCAACAACAATATGCAGACTCAGCGCTGCATCGGTACCGGTTCGGCGTTCGCCGGTGCAAACATTCCGACAACCTTTACCCCGTCAGGTCAAATCACGCTGTCATGGTCAAAGGCTGCCTGGGAGGTTTACAAAAAAACATTCACCGGCGAAACGGTGCCGTTTAGCTTCACGCTGGAGAATGATGAAGGCGCCTATACCTTCGATTTCCCGGAAGTGCAGATCTCCGGCGACTGGCCGGATGCGGGGAGCACTGACATTGTTCAGGTTCAGCTGGATATCACCGCGGCCAATACTCCGCCAACTATTACTCGCGTTCCTGCCACTACTGGCGGTGGTGATTAACATTGGCCCTCTTTGGAGGGTTTTTTTATGGAGTTTTTTATGCTGATTGTTACCCCGAAAATTGATTTAAATGGCGAGCGCTGGTTTTATCCCTACAAAAAGCCAGAAGGCAGCAAAAAGGAATTCTCGCCGGAAGAAGAATCGCTGTTCAAACTTCGCCTGCTGGTGGCCAGCAGCGAGAATCCGCAATATCGCTCTCGTAACGCGCTGGTGCGCCGCCACATCGATAAGATGGACGCAGGTTATAAGGTGGGGACAACGGATTTTAATCTCGCCAGCGTGGACGATATAGACTCTGTTGATGACCTGCTGATCGATAACGCCGCTCGGTTCCTGCTGAAAGGCTGGGAGGGAGTAGGTAAGTTAGTCGACGGCATAGAGGTTGCTCTCGACTACACCCCAGAACTTGGGGCTGCCATGCTGAAACAGCACCCGGCGCTATACTGGCTGATACTGGCTGAGGCGGCAAACATTGCTCAGGGTAAGGAGCAGCAGACTCAGGAAACCGTAAAAAAGCCATAGAGGCCCAAAAGTGGCTAAAGGATTTCGCTGGCGAGCAGGGCGAGAAAGCAAAGTGGCGCAGGGAGAAGCTAAATCTCCCACCCATTCCAGAGCCTGAAATCGATGCGGTCACTGGGGAGATCCTCAACGCTTACGCCATGATATCGCGCGGCAGGAAGTATGCCGGCATGGCCGGAGTGCCGCTCCCTCTATCCCTGAATGATATTGAGCTTTACCTGGCATCGCGCACCATCCTGATCGACCGCATTGAGTTTGACGCAGCAATACTGGCCCTCGATGATGCCTGGAGGGCTGAGTGGGCTGAAGAGCAGAAAAGACAGGCAAAAGTGAAGTAGTCATATCATTGTCTACATTTATTCCTGTGCTAACCTGTGTGCAAATGTTAATGATGGGGATGGGGATGTGGAACCGCTTTTAGGTTTTATGCTTTTTGGGCTAGCAGTTATTGTTGTAGCAGTTATTGTTGCAAAACGAAATGGGTTAGGTATTGCGTTCCTTTACCTTATTGGTATGTGCGCTATAGGCTTCGGCTTGGTCGTTTTAGCATCAAACATCACAAATGGAAACGGCGTTATCGCTGGTTTTACTGCATTTATTGCGCCGATTCTTGGTCTTCTTATTGTCTTATCATCGTCTACCTCTGAACGCCGAGCAGTGCTTAATGGTGAGTCTGGTGAGTATAAAAAATGTCCTTTCTGCGCCGAGCCTATCCGCAAAGAGGCCATTAAATGTAAACACTGTGGAAGTGATATTAAACAGACCTGAGTATTACCAGTGAACCCGTTTCGATAATATAACTATCAAAATATTATATTCGTAAAAAAACCTCGCTACGGCGGGGTTTTTTATTGCCCGGAGATAGCTAAATGACAGAACAAACCTCCCGCCTGGCCATTGTGATTGATAGCTCCGGGGCAGAGAAGCAGGCTGACAATCTCGCAACTGCACTGGTAAAAATGACGCAGGCAGGCGAACGTGCTGCCACCAGTGCAGGGAAAGTGACAAAGGCTACTGATGAAGAAAAACAGTCTCTTTCTGAACTCTTAGATCGAATTGACCCGGTAAATGCAGCTCTGAATAAACTGGATAAACAACAGCAAGATCTTGCGAAATTCAAATCAAAGGGGATGGTAGATACCGATACATTCGATCTTTATTCAAAGAAAATCGAGGAAACACGAAACAGGCTAACTGGATTTCGCGACGACCTTGGCAAAACCGGACAATCTGCCGCACAGACTGCCTTTGCCATGCGCATGATCCCGGCGCAGATGACTGACATTATCGTCGGCTTATCTACGGGTCAGTCGCCGTTTATGGTGCTTATGCAGCAGGGCGGGCAGTTGAAAGATATGTTCGGCGGTATTGGCCCCGCGATTAAAGGTGTTGGCGGGTATGTGCTGGGGTTAATTAATCCTGTCACTCTGGCTGCCGCGGCTGTCGGTGTTCTTGGGCTGGCCTATTACAAAGGCTCTCAGGAGCAGGACGAGTTCTATAAGTCGTTGACCCTTAGCGGTAATCTGGTTGGTAAAACCACCGGGCAACTAGCAGAAATGGCCGCTCGGGTTTCAGTAGTTGCCAACTCAACTACTGGAGTGACCGCAGCCACACTTAACCAGATAGTTTCATCCGGGAAGGTGGCTGCAGAGTCATTGGAACGAGTAACAACTGCCGTGGTTGAAATCAGTGAAGCCACAGGCATCGCCACTGAAAAGCTGGTGGGTGATTTCAACGGCATTGCTGCTGACCCGGTTGCGGCCATTACCAAACTTAACGACCAGTACCACTTTCTGACACTGGCAACCTACAACCAGATTAAAGCACTGCAGGATGAAGGTAATCAGCAGGATGCTGCACGGGTGGCTAGTGATGCTTACGCCAATGCCATGCAGCAGCGTGCGAACGATATTCATCAGAATTTGGGGATTCTTGAACGTGCTTGGGACTCGCTTGCTAAAACGGCTAAAGGAGCATGGGATGCCATGCTTGATATTGGTCGCGAGCAAACCGGCACCGAGCGGATCTCTCAAATTCGTAAGGAATTAGATTGGATAGATAAGGCTGCTGGTGGGAAGCTATTTTTTGGTGGAAGAAAGGCTGAGCTCGAAGATGAGCTAAATAATCTGCAATCTCAAATCACAACAGAAGGCGTTTTAACTGAAATAATCAGCAGTCATGACAAAGCCGAACAGCAACGAATTAAAACGCAGCAGGAAGCAGATCGCGTTAACCAGCAATATCTGAGCAATGCGGATAAGCGCAATAAAGCTATTAAGCAGCAAAGCGAGTTCCTGAAGGCAGGTGCAATTACTGCAGAGCAATATGCAAAAAATGTTTCTCGTATTAACGAGATGTACAAAGAACCGAAACCACCCAAGACGCCAAAGGGTAAAGCATATACCGAGGACGCAGCAACCCGGCTGCTTGATCAGATAAACCAGCAGACTGCTGCCATGCAGTCCCAGCTGGATGCCAGTGACAAGCTTAACAGCGCAACCCAGGCGCGAGTTAAGTTCGAACAGCAAATTGCTGACCTCATGTCTAAAACGCAGCTCACAGCTGACCAGAAATCGATCCTTTCCCGTTCAGATGAAATCCTCCAGGCGTATAAGCAGCAGGAGGCACTGCAAAATTCCGTAAAAACCCTGGACGATTACCGGAAGATGCAGGAACAGGTAAAGACGAAGGATGAGCGGACCAACGATCTGCTTAAAACCCGCCTTGAACTGCTGGAGAAAGCCAAAGCAACCGGGCAACTGAAACCCGGTGAATATGAAAAAACGCGGGCAGATATTTATCAAAACACCGATATGCAACTGCCCTCGACGGTTCGTAATGTTGTAGGAAACCTGACACCCACAGGAGGGCGACTCTCTGGAACTTTTGAGGGGATGCAGGGGCAAATCAACGAATATGACCAGGCTCAGCAAGAGCTCCAGCGCTGGCTGGCAGCTCAGGAGGAAGCTTATGCGAAGGCCGGTGAAATAACTGCCGAGGGTGAGGCCAGAATGACCTCTATTCGTCAGCGTGCAGCGGATGCAAATCAGGTCATAGAGGCTCAGAAAAACACCATCATATCTGCGGCCACGCAGTCCTTGTTTGATAGCACCGCTGAAATCATGCGAACGGGGTTTGGTGAGCAATCGGCAATCTACAAGGTCGCTTTTGCTGCGAGCAAGGCATTCGCTATCGCGGACTCAATGGTGAAAATCCAGCAGGCTATAGCAAGCGGTGCAGTTAGCGCGCCTTATCCGGCCAACATCATCGCTATGGCCTCAATCGCTGCGCAGACTGCCAGTATCGTCTCAAATATCCAGGCTGTTTCAGGAGTTGGCTTCGCCTCCGGCGGTTACACCGGCCCCGGTGGTAAGTATCAGCCCGCGGGTATTGTTCACAAAGGTGAGTACGTCTTCGACCAGGCGTCAACGAACCGGATCGGCGTGTCTCAGCTTGAGGCACTTCGAAATGGCCAACCGCTTGATGCAACTCTGGGGCGCACAGGGTTTGGTACTGGTGTTCAGAACGTTAACAGCGATAACCGTAGGCAAACAACTGTACACGCGCCGATTAATCAGGAGTTTCATCTCCAGGGTATTACTCCGGAGCAGTTGAGCGCTACACTCAATCAGAATAATCGACAGCTTTCCAGGCAGTTAAAAGGTGAACTCACAAAGGAGGTTACCATGCCACAAGGGGCTTTTGGCAACGCTCTAAAAGGAAACTATACACGACACGGTCCTAGGTAAGCTAAACTGCATTAGCTGAGACTTGATTAGGTAGGTAAGTCTAACAATCTGAGTAGGTGCAAGAAAACACAAGGATCTTATTAATGGAAGCGTTGTTAACATTTACATTTAAAGACTTCATAGCTTTTATGATTCCTCTTTTTATTGGTGGACTTATCTTCAATAGGAGACGTAAACGTAAGGAGGTCCGAGTGAAGTTTTCATTTCTTTGGCTTGTTTTGATAGTCGGTGGAATTCTTGAAATATGCGATGATATCTACACAACATATTCCTATAGGCATAATCACTTATATAATAATGATACGCTTACAACCGTGTTTAACTATGATTTTGCAAAAATTGTTTTTTGTGGGGTTTTGATTTTTGTTTCTATTGCGCTTCTTCTTCAGGAGTTGCTTTTAAATAAGCAGTCACATTGACGAATATTGCCTGTCGGCACATTGCCCTTTTTATTTTGATATGGGGCTGTGCCGAAACAATGTAAGCTCAAATTAAAGTCAATAAAATTAGTGTATTGATAATGCTGTGTTTTTGATTTCTTTTAGCTCTTGAGATGAGTTGATGAATATATCGCCTTGTGTGTTTGTGTCGGTTTAAAAAGATTTTTATCTTCGTTAATCTGAACCAAAAAATCAGAGTTTTCTTCGATTCCATCGTGCTTTATTCTGAAATGAATACCCTCCTGAGGTTAATGGTGAAATTTTATTCGAGATACTTTACCGGGAGACTGCATGACTGATATCTACTACCCACATGACAGCCTCCCTATGCCATTACAGGAAGGATACGGATTTCAGCCTGTAAGCCCGTTAAAACGAACCCAGTTAACCACCGGTCGCGCGAGGCAAAGGCGAGCTTTTACGTCCACGCCGACACAGGCCAGCATCACCTGGTTTATGGAAACCGATGCGCAGGGCCTGGCGTTTGAGTCCTGGTTCCGTGATGCGTTATCTGACGGGGCTGCATGGTTCATGATGAAGTTGCAGACGCCGTCAGGCATTAAGTTTTACAAATGCCGCTTCACAGATATTTATCAGGGACCGGTGCTAGTGGCCCCGATTTACTGGAAGTACACGGCGACGCTTGAATTATGGGAACGCCCCCTTGCTCCTGCTCCATGGGGTAATTACCCGGAATGGATCGTCGGCAGCTCACTGCTGGATATTGCGCTGAATAAGGAGTGGCCGAAGCATGACGCAGATTAAACGCCTCTACGCCAGCAGCGGCCCGGAGGTGATCATTGAAACGCTGCAGATCACCATTGGTTCTGACGTCCATTATCTGTGCCAGGGTTACGAGAGCATCACGGCAACGACGGAGAACGGCGATACCGTAACGTTTACCGCCTGTTCGATAGACATTGCGCTGCCGGCGCGCAATGCGGACGGCACGCAGGACCTCAAATTTGCCTTGTGCAATATCGATGGTGTTGTGTCCACGGCGATCCGCAATGCGCTGGCTAACCGTCTGTCTGCATTTCTGACGTACCGGCGTTATATCTCCACGGATTTAGCGGCCCCTGCGGAAGTGCCGTATACGCTGAAAATCAAGTCGGGCTCCTGGACGGCGACAGAGGTGCAGATCACTGCGGGCTACATGAATATCCTCGATACCGCCTGGCCGCGATACCGCTACACGCTCCCTGCATTCCCCGGACTGCGTTATATCAGCTAAGGAATCCCAATGTTTAACCCTGATAAATACCGCTCAGTCACCTGGCTGAAGGGCGGGCGCGTATACCCGCAACTCGACTGTTTCGGCATTGTGAACGAGATACGCCGCGACCTGAATTTACCCGTCTGGCCCGATTTTGCAGGGGTCACCAAAGACGACGGCGGCCTCGACCGGGAAGCGCGCAGGATGATGCTTACCCTTGAGCGCTGCGAACCCTGCGAAGGGGCCGGGGTGGCCTGTTATTCCGGGTCGACTGTCACCCACGTAGGGATCGTGGTCAGTATCGATGGTCTGTTGCATGTGGCGGAATGCAACCCGGGTACGAACGTCACCTTTCTGCCGTTGCCGCGGTTTAAGCGCCGATTTGTCAAAGTGGAGTTCTGGCAATGACCATTCGTTTTTACCCGTCCCGGCTTCCCGGTGAACCACTCGAAACGCATGAGCATGGTGTAACCAGTATTCGCAAGTGGCTGGTGGCAAATGTCGAAAACTATACCGATCGGGATGTCCCACCGCTGACCGTTGAGGTTGGGGGGCAGTCAATTCCGCCAGGCGACTGGGCTACCTGCGTGATCCGCCCTGATAGTGATGTCCGGCTTTATCCGGTCCCCTTCGGGCTGGAGGCCGCGACCATTGCGTGGATAGGTGTCGGTATCTCCGTTGCCGCTGCAGCCTATTCGCTGTTTATGATGAGCACCATTGATACGGGCGGCTATACCTCATCCACAGGGCGGAGTCTCGACCTGAACCCGGCAAAGGCGAATACCGCAAAACTCGGTGATGCCATTCGTGAGGTATTTGGCCGGGTGCGTATCTACCCTGATTATGTTGTGCAGCCGGTTACCCGGTTTGATGCCGCCGATCCTACGAAAATGCGCGTCCAGATGCTGCTGTGTCTCGGTGTCGGTGATCTGATTTATACCAATGGCGATATCAGGGTTGGCAGTACGCCAGCTTCAACGCTACCGGGATTTAGCAGCACCCATTACCCGCCAGGCGCGGACGTTTCCGGTGATGAGCGCAGCGAAAACTGGGTCAACTCCACCGAAGTGGGCGGGACGTCATCCGGCACCGGGCTGGATATGGCCCAGACGTCGCCGGACGCAGACGACATTATCGCAGCCAGCATGACCGTCTCCGGATCGAGCGTGACGTTTACGGGGCTGGATACGGATGATGATGACGATAATGACGAGAACGATAACGCACTGCCGCCCAGCTGGGTCGCTGGCGCCGTGGTCGAACTTAAAGCCCCGGCGAACTACCAGATCACCACGGCGGCCGGATACAGCGTTATCGCAAGCCCGCTGCTGACGGAGATCGCGCCGGTAGTAGGTATGCCGGTGACGCTGGGGTTTAACTCTGTCGATTACGATCTGTTTATCGCGTCATATACCCCCGGTCAGGCTGCAGTACCCGGCACCGGGGGGAGTGCGGCAAAAGTCCAGGCCAGTGCGGCCCCGACCACCTACGATTTTTCGACCAGCTCCAGCACGTTCACGATCACCTGGCAGGGGGTTACCTATCCGGTGTCGCTGGTGGCTAACTACGTCTCGATGTCGGGACTGCTGGCGGCCATCACCGAGGGACTCACCGGCTCCGGCCTGGTTGCGCAGGACAACGGCGGCACCGTACTGATAACCGAGTCGGCCAGTCCGTTCGCGGGTGGGGCGATCACGTCCTCTTCGCTGCCTGCAGCTGTTTTCGGTGATGCCCCGGTTTACACCTCCGGCACGGCATCAACCGGCGGCAGCCCGGCGGTAACGGCGAATGTGACACTCGCCTATAACTCTGCCACGGGAACGGCCTTTTCCGGCATGCCGGAGGGGGTGCAACGGCTTTCACTTGCTCACCGCGGGAATGAGTACCGCATTGTCTCTGCCGACGGCACGACGGCGACGGTGGCGCGCCTGGTTTCCGGTGCCGTTGATGAGTCATGGCCGGGATTCACCGCCAGGACGATGATCGACTATGAGGCTTCTGGCCTTAACGACACGCTGGGCTGGCTGGGGCCTTTCCCCGTATGCCCTGAGAATGAAGTGGTGGATGCATTCGAGGTGAATTTCTCCTTCCCGAACGGCATCTGTGGCTTTGACAGCAAGGGGAAAAAGCGGCTTCGGCATGTTGAGTGGGAGATTCAGTATCGCGTCTACGGTTCCGGATCGGGGTGGGTGAGTCACCAGGGAGAGTATGCGCTTAAAAACGTCAACGGGCTGGGATTCACTGAGCGGATCACCCTCAGCTCTCCGGGACTGGTAGAGGTTCGCTGCCGTCGCCGCAATGAGCAGGGCTCAAACAACGCGCGAGACAGTATGTACTGGCAGGCACTGCGCGGGCGACTGCTGACGCGCCCTTCATCCTATCCCGGCGTGTCGCTGATGGCGGTGACCGTTGAGACGGGCGGGAAGCTGGCGGCGCAGTCGGACCGCCGCGTAAATGTTGTGGCCACGCGGGCCTACGACTCAGGAACGGCCAGAACCATTTCGGGAGCGCTGCTGCATGTCGCGAACTCTCTTGGGCTGGAAATGGATGTCGACACCATCAACGCGCTGGAGTCCGCGTACTGGACGCCACGGGGCGAGTATTTCGATTACGCTACCGGCGACAGTATCTCAGCGCTGGAAATGCTGCAGAAGATAGCCAATGCCGGGAAGTCACGTTTTCTGCTGAGTGATGGCCTGGCGACGGTCAACCGTGAGGGGATTAAGCCCTGGACTGGCGTGATCACTCCGCATGAGATGGTGGAGGAGCTGCAGAGCGGATTTACCGTACCGTCCGACGATGATTTTGATGGCGTCGACGTGACATACATCAACGGGACTACCTGGGCGGAGGAGACCGTTAAATGCCGGACGCCTGATAATCCCACGCCGGTGAAAATCGAGAACTACAAACTCGATGGGGTACTGAATCAGGATCACGCCTACCAGATCGGCATGCGTCGCCTGATGAAATACCTGCAGCAGCGGGTGACGTTCCAGACCACTACCGAGCTGGACGCGTTGTGCTACAACACGGGCGATCGCATTGTGCTCACGGATGATATTCCGGGTAACAACACGATTTCCTGTCTGGTGGAGGCGATGACAACGGCTGGTGGCGTGACAACGTTCACCGTTACGGAGCCGCTGGACTGGTCTTTCGAAAATCCCCGAGCGCTGATCCGTTATCAGGATGGCTCTGCATCCGCGCTGATGGTGGCGAGCAGGGTGGGCGATTTTCAGCTGTCAGTCCCGCACCTGAGCGAGTTTGATGACCCGATGAAGGTTGATCTGTCGTCGGCAACCATCGAGCCGATCCGACTGGTGTTCTGCGGCTCAACGCGCCACGTCTACGACGCCATTGTAGAGGAGATCGCCCCGCAGTCTGACGGATCCTGCCAGGTCACCGCCAAAGAATACCTCGAATCGTTCTATGCCTACGACGACGCTACATACCCCGGCGACGTCGCGTAATACCCAATAACAACCCCTAATTAACTCTTTTCGCTCAAACCCTCGTTTGGGCGAAGCCTCTTTTTGGAGCAAAAACATGGCCGAACTTAACCCGCCTTTGGGAACGACGACGCCTGAAATTTTCCTGGATAATGTCAAGCGCGCTGACGAGCTGGTTAACGGCCCGGCCGGAACGGTTAACGACCGCGGCGGTGAACCGCTCGATACGTGGCGTCAGATGATGGCGAAAAATGATGAAATTCGGCAGAACATCATTCCCCTGGGCAAGCAGTACATGACGATTGATGCGGCACAGGCTGACATTGCCAACATCCCGGATGGTTCAACAACCTATGTTCGCAGCCCTGACGGTAGCGCACTGGCCATCGAATATATGAATGTTGGAGGGACACTGATAGCGACGGGGCGGAAAATGCTTTCTCAGGAGTCTGTAGAGCCGCTGTTAAAACTGCTGGAACTGATCACCTACATTTCTGACGATGAGTATGAAGGTTCTGGCGCCGATTCGGCGGGGATGGATAGTGCCGGACGCTGGTTGTGGAAGTGGATAACGGATATTTTGTGGTTAAAAAATCTCGTCGTGACGGGAAATTTGACCGCCGCGAAGGCTGAGGTCGAAGAGATTGAGGCCGGGCAGGTTACTATCAACGGTATTCCAGTCAAAAGCGTTGATAACGTTGACTACCTCGATTCAGATGAGTACGCGGGAGCGCTATTTGACAGCGCATTAGTGTCGGAAAATCTGCGCTGGCTGATGGGCTGGATTGGTGACCGGGCATTCTTTAAAAATGTGACGCTGGGCTCACTGTTGGCCCGTATCATCGATGTTGAAAGCCTGACTATAGGCGGCGTGCCGTATCAGTCGTATTTAGCGGACGCATCCGAATTTGAAGGCAGCGTGCTCGTATCCGGTGTTCTGGATGAGAACAACCGTATTATCAGAGGCCTGTCTGATGATGGTGGGATGTATCCAAAGGAAGAAGACAACTTCCGCGCATTCGTTGATGACAAAAACCTCAAGGTGCTGAACACCAGAACCTCAAGAATGGCGGTATTTGCTATAGATACCGACTTCACTAACATTCGTAACGAATCCGACTATTTCGTTTTTAATTCCCCCTCATCAGATGCCGTCGCCGGAGAAATAATGAGCCCATACAATGCCTGGCTTCCCGTCTCAGAATACGGGCGTAAAACGCTTGCGCTCTGGGGGCACTCCTTCATCGGGAACAACAGTTCATTCAGTTTAAAACTCAGCCAGTTGACCGGCTATCCAGCCTACAACTTTGGTCGCTCCGGCGCGACGTCGGTCGCAATTGCACTGAGAAACGGCGCTTATACCAAAAACTACCAGCCTTCAGGGGGCATCATTCCGGCGACAGGCGATGTGACGCTGACGCCAGCACAACCTGGGCCATTGCAGATTGTTGGCGATGTTGCTGCGGAAGACGGTCTGAAATGCTCTCTTGCCGGTGTTGATGGTGTCATTAACTGGACCGGAACGGAGATGGTATTCAGCCGTTCAGAAGCAGGGAGCGCTGTCAGTGTCACCGGGCCGACGCCGTTGGTGGTTTATCCATATACCACCCGTGAAATCGGCGATATTCCGCTGGCTACCCGTTACGATCAGCATCGCGAGTCAGTCAACATTCTGTGGATTGGCCGCAACAATGCTTCTTCAATTATGCAAATCCTCAGTGACATGAAGGCCATCACTGACAGGCTGACCCGACAAAACCGCCGCTTTGTTGTGCTGCCAGAATTCCCGATGGCCAGCGAGGTGATTGGCACAAACGGGCAGGCTCAAGTCATGTACCTGAACTCAGAACTGAAGCGACTCTATCCCGGTAACTACTGCGAAATTGATGGTATTGACCTGCTGCAGAATTTCAAAAATCACTACAACCCGGATTATCCGCAGGACGTTGAGGATATTGCCAACGGCATCACCCCAACCTCATTACGGCAGGACACACTGCATCCCAGCCAGAGCCTGCGCCCTAATGCGCTATTTATCGGCACTGAAGTCAACGCAATTTTCGTTCATCAATTCATGGTCAGCAAAGACTGGCTTTAATAAGGAGTAATAAATATGACAGCAGGTCCTTTTGAAAAGCGTGGGAACGTCACTCTGGCGAGCGGTGAGTACCTATACCGGGATGCGGCCATTAACGATACGTGTCGCCTTCTGCTAGATTTTGGTCGCACATGGCCGGGCGGAAGTAAAACATCCGGCTACAACAAGGATGATATTGTGAAAAATCTTTGCTATACAAATGATACAGCAACAGTCGGTAACGCAATGAGCTATGACGGTGGCGGCATTAAGTCATCTGGTAATTATCTGGATCGCATCCTGCTTCCAGACAGCGCCATTTTGCCCGCGTCATGCGCAAAGCAGTTAATTACCCTGATGTTCAAAATCCCTGTGGCGGGATATGACCCACAGCATACCGCGCGCCAATGTGCGTTATTTTCCGTCGGTAGTGGCCCGGCGAGTGCAACAACCCTTTCTGCAATTCTGGCGAACAGTAATGCGGGTGGTGGGCTGAATAACATGCAGTTCCAGGCATGGGGAGCATCATGGGACGGTTCAGGCGGAGCAGATACAGCCATCATAGGTGCGCTTGGAACAGTCACTCAGGTGGCGATGTATGCTTATAAAGTCAGTGATACACAGGTGAAAAGCCAGATTTTTGTTAATGGCTCCCCGGTCGTTGAAAAAGCGATCGCTAACTCAGCAGCATATCCAACCGGGTTTACAAAAACACAACTTTTCAGCGGAACATTCGGTAGCGCGTCAGGTGGTACGGTGGCGACAATCTATCGCACGGGTGTTTACGACATGACAAACTCAGATCTGAATCCGGCCGATATTGTTGCTCTGGACTATAACCGTAATCGCACACGCTTTAGCTAACCATGAGTTATGGCTATCACTGTTGATAGCCATAAGATATTTTATTTATTTGTAAATATTTTATACAATGTAAAAACCGCACCAATGATGGTGGGTATAACTAATATTACGGATAGCTTTGCTTCAGTAATGAATGACCTGACATTTGCTTCTGTTATTTTTGATGTATTCTCTATTTTTTCGGAAAGTAATTTTTCTGATGAATCAAGTCTTTTGGTAGCTTCATTTAAACGAAGATCTAAAGAACTAAAGTGACTATCAATATTTGAGTTCATACTCGAAAGCGTGGAGTTTGTGTTTCGCAAAAATTGCTCAATTAATTCCGCCTTGATTTCAAGATTTATTATCCTAGATAGTACGTCGCCCCCATCATTGCCACCACCTCCGGTAATAGTATTTCTAGATGGCTGAGTGGCCATGCCATCAGTGTACCCTTCTTGCTTGGCAAGTCTGGCAATATCAATGTTTGAAATATTATACTTATTCATTTGATTCATCTTTTGGGAAAGATTGATTTCTACTAAATTCATACTTTGTATTTAGCACGGCATAGGCATTATAAAATTTGCAATACCCACAGTTGTCGCAAGTTGAAATTATGACCGGAGTTCCAAGGGGTTCTTCATGACTGGAATTTATAGGCATGAGTGAATGCACTAATTGGATATTCTTGTTTTCTTCTATGTCGGTTACTGTGAAGAAATTTTCATTACCGCATTCGGGACATGATAACTTTATTTTTCTCACCATTAAGTGACGAATGAAATCCCTGTTAGTAAGTGTTTTTATTTCTTCCTCAGCATTATCAGGCGTATACCATGACGTCATTTCAAGTTCCTCTTTTTGGCCTATTGTGATGCATCAAACATAATATGTACAAATATCGTTACTTTCGACACAAGATGCAACAGAGTCGATGAAATTTTATAAGTTTATGTGAAACTCCATTTTTTCTGCAAATTTTGAGGAACTGTGTAGCTCGTTGATGTGCTGATGGTATGGAAGCTGGATCGGCTGGGCCGCAGCCTTACCGACAGCATCGACACCTCGACGCCTGCGAGACGTTTCTTCTTACACGTCATGAGCGCCCTGGCGGAAATGGAGCGCGAGCTGATCGTCGAGCGTACCCGAGCCGGGTTAGCCGCTACGAGAGAGCAGGGGAGAGTTGGCGGATGTCACCGGGTAATGGCTGAAGAAGTTGTGGAGAGATGCCGCAGGATGCTGAATGTGGGCGCTCTCAGGCAGCAGCTAGCGGGGTGAAGATGATTTATAAATATTTTCCAGCCGGTTAAGTTTGCTCACCTGCGAACCGTATGCAAGAGATCGCAGGTGAGCAATTTGCTATGAAGCATTGCCATAGCTGAAAAATTTTAACCTCCCATTGTTCGCAAAACCATCAAACAGCTAAGGCCTGAAAACACTTTAAGACTTACCTTACTCATTACATCAATGTGTTACGTCAATGGCGTAAATTGATAGTCAGAGCCTATATTGATATGTCTCACTGTTAAAACTACTGTATATAAAAACAGTATTAATGTGAGCGAGTCTATTATGCAGTTCTACACGCCCGTTGAGTTACGTCAGATCATGCTGCTCCCGTTGTACAGTGACCTTGTGCAATGTGGTTTTCCAAGTCCTGCACAGGATTACGTTGAGCAACGTATCGATCTGAACGAGTTGCTCGTTAACCACCCCAGTGCGACCTATTTTGTCAAAGCCGCGGGCGACAGCATGAAAGACGCCGGCATAGGGGAGGGGGACCTTCTGGTAGTAGATAGCTCAAGGACAGCAGTTCATGGTGATATCGTTATTGCTGCTGTGGATGGGGAATTCACCGTTAAGAAGCTGCAGCTGCATCCAAGGGTTCAGCTTAACCCAATGAACCCTGCATATTCGCCGATAGTCGTGGGTAGCGAGGATACACTCGATGTGTTCGGGGTCGTAACTTACATCATCAAATCGGCTGGCTGAGATGTTTGCACTTTGCGATGTGAACTCATTTTACGCATCCTGCGAAACTGTTTTCCGTCCTGACCTGAAGGGGCGGCCGGTGGTCGTTCTGTCAAACAACGACGGCTGTGTGATCGCCCGTTCGCAAGAGGCGAAGCCCTTCGTCAAAATGGGCGAGCCTTATTTCAGGCAAAAGGACATGTTTCGCCGGCACGGTATTATCGCGTTTAGCAGCAACTATGAGCTTTATGCCGATATGTCCAACCGAGTGATGACAACTCTGGAGGAACTCTCTCCACGCTGCGAAATTTACAGTATTGATGAGGCATTTTGCGATCTGACTGGTGTTCGTAACTGTCGCGATCTTACCGATTTTGGCAGGGAAATTCGTGAGACGGTTCTGCGCAGGACGCACCTCACGGTCGGCGTCGGCATAGCCCAGACTAAAACCTTGGCAAAACTGGCCAATCACGCTGCGAAACAGTGGCAGCGACAGACCGGAGGAGTGGTGGATCTGTCTAATCTTGAAAGGCAGAGGAAGTTGATGGCTTTGCTGCCGGTGGATGAGGTCTGGGGAGTTGGCCGCCGCATAAGTAAAAAAATGGAGGCCATGGGCATCAAAACGGTGCTTCAACTGGCGGATACCGATATCCGTTTTATCCGGAAACATTTTAACGTTGTGCTGGAAAGGACTGTGCGGGAGCTTCGTGGGGAACCCTGTCTCGGTCTGGAGGAATTCGCACCGGCGAAACAGGAAATCGTCTGCAGCCGTTCGTTCGGCGGTCGTATCACGGAATACCATGAGATGAGGCAGGCAATATGCAGCTACGCCTCACGTGCAGCGGAGAAACTACGTGGCGAGCATCAATATTGTCGGTTCATCTCAGCGTTCGTTAAAACCAGCCCCTTTGCGCTTAACGAGCCATACTACGGAAACAGCGCATCAGTAAAGCTGCTAACGCCAACCCAGGACAGTAGGGACATCATTACCGCGGCGACGAAATGCCTCGATGCAATCTGGCGAGACGGGCATCGCTATCAGAAAGCAGGCGTTATGCTTGGGGATTTCTACAGCCAGGGCGTAGCGCAGCTCAACCTCTTCGACGACAACGCACCACGGAAGAACAGCGAGAAACTGATGGAAGTTCTCGACCATCTCAACGCAAAGGATGGCAGGGGTACGCTGTATTTTGCAGGGCAGGGGATCCAGACTGCCTGGCAGATGAAGCGGGAAATGCTTTCGCCTCGCTATACTACGAGGTTCTGTGACCTGCTCAAAGTTAGATGATTCGGCCATTAACGGTAGTGGTTATGCTGCTACTACAGTCCGCTTAGAGCGAGGTGCAGAAGTTGGTTTGCCGGAAGTCCTATCAAAGTGAATGGTCCGGCTAAGCTGGATACTCTCCATAAATATTGTTCTAAATTTGCGAGTATTCAGGATGTTGGATAAACTGCAGACTACCTCAATGGACATCATGTTGGATAGTACCACCACCGTAAGGTTTCATTATGTCACAGTCACATACAGAAAATATCTATAAAACGTTAGAAATAGACTATTGCAAATTCAAGTCAAAGAATATAGTGATACAGTTAAAGCAGAATTATAGTGATAAATTACTTCGTTTCCTGTTTGCTATGTTCAAAAAAAACATCAATATACAACCCCACAATGTGAATTTACGGGAAAAAAGAGATTCATTTCTTACTGACTTAAAAGAAGCTACAAATTCCCCTGATTTAATACAAAAAATAGACAATCTTAAAAAACTATGTGTATGTGCGGAAAAAATATATGATGTTATTAAGTCTAACTTGTCAGATTTACCTATCAGCAAAAAAACGCCAGAAATACAGTGTTGGGCTGTAATAAGACGAGCGCAGGGTGAGATAGATTTTTTAAAAACCGAAACCAGGAAATATCTAGAGAGCATTGACGGGAAACAAAAGGTGTTTGATATTTCTACCGCACACTTAATAAATGAAAGCGGTGAATCATACTCTCCTGATGTTGTAATATCCAAAACAGTCGATTATCTATCTCTTAGCTTGAAGATGATTGGCTTTAATTATAAGTTAAACAGTGGGGGGTTCATTGTAATTCCTGACATGGTAGATGTTGAGGAAGATGATATTATTGATGCTGGGAAAATATTTTACAATTCCATATTGTGGTCTTCTTTAGAGCGTTCTGTAGAAACATGCCTGCTATTTGATTATGAATTAAATGAATATAACTCTACAAACTTACCTAATGGCTTAGAGAACTCTGGTCTTGAGACATTCTATGAATTTAATTTAACTAAAGAACAATTTATAAGATTGGATTACATATCAAATGAAAGGCTGTATTCAAAATTATCACAAAATTTCATGGAAGCGCTGTATAAACATAATGTCCATAAAACTGTAGATGAAAATTTAACTAGCCTTACAAATATTAATAACGGTTATTCAATAACGACTTCAGAGTTTCCGTCATATGTAGCACTACTCGAGACTCTATGCTTATCTGATGGGAATATGTTAATTTTAGGTTTAACACTACGCGAATGGGTTAGATGTTACTCCGCGCTAGAAAGGCTGTCAAAAATATCGAAGCAAAGAGAAGTGTTTACTTTTTCGGCATTGAGTGCATACTTACAATTAGTTGGTATATCTAGTGATAAATCGAGGCTATTTATTGATTTTGCTAGCTTTAACAATGAATCCCGTGACCTTTATGACTCTCCTCTTTTAAAAATGAAATCTGGAGATTATCTATTCTGTAGTATCGGCTATTTCAGCCCTGGAATAAGTAACATTATACTATCAAAGTTCTCATCACTAAAAGTAGATCTTTCCCAAAAGGGATTTGGTTTTGAAAAAGAGATCCACGAAATGCTCTCTGATTTAAAAATGAATTATCAGCATTTTAAGTTCAAAAGAGAGAGTGAAGAATATGAGTATGATGCAATAATTTTATTAGATGATAAAGTATTTGTTCTAGAGTGTAAAAATACAAACTTATCCGGTGGTTCTGTAAGTCAAGCATTCAAGAAGCAAACATTTTTAATTGATGCAGCCAATCAAGTTATCAGACTTGCTGATGGGCTGAAAAAACACAAAGATGTATTCAGCGATAAATTCGGTCTTGATATTAATAACTTTGAAATTATACCAGTAATTGTTAACAACCTCCCATTCTCACTCCCAGGGAAATACTGCGGGGTGTATGTAACTGACTATTCGGCACTCAGCAAAATATTGCACAACAGTCACATAAGTGGAATTGAAGTAAGAAATGAATATGGTATTTTAACGTCCACAAATCACCCTATGCATAAACTATGGGAAAATAATGCTCTCCAAGCCTCAGATTTAATTAAACAATTTGAAAGCCCAATTCAATTAAATGAGTTTTTTGAAAGCACTGCTGTCAAAAAACACACCCTACAAATTAATGATTCAGTTGCTTTTGGGATAGAATGTCTTGAGGGTGATATTGGACAGCTTGTTGAATATCGCAGAGAAAGAATGAATGAATGTTTAACTTCAGTAACTATTTAAATTTACCATGAGGCTCTAGTAGAGCTTCATGGTTTCAATCTCTTATATTTTACAGTAATTAAAGCGTTCTCCAAAACACTCCTGCTCTGCTCCCCAGTTCATCAATGCAGACTATATAGCTTTTGGCACTGAGCTAACGAGCTTACTGGGTGAAGGTCCGCCATGAGCGAGAAGCGGACATTATGGTCCCTAACATTGAGCTGAGTGGTACGAACTGTTAGTAACCGCTTGCATCCGCTGTCTGCTCAGTGGTGCAATTTGTTCAGCCGCTCTCAGTGTCGAAAAGTCGCCTATCTCTCCCGACAGAAGGGGCTGCAATAGGCGAGAAACATTCGTAAGGTGACAACGAAACCCTAAGCGCTTCTGAGAGGATAAGAGCATGTTAAATAAGAGAGCCAGGCAAGCTCGTATGAACACGCTCACCTGAAATGCTTTCAAGGAATTGTTGTGGGAGAATCCTCTCAAATACGTCCAGCACAGCACGCATAACACTTAAATGCTGGTCCCAATCACCTCCTTCCACCCGCCTCCAGGCGCTTGGCATGTACCTCACCAGAATTGATAACGAGTACAATATTGCAAGAGAAGTGACCCTATACTCCGGCACGCCTCCCAATACCGGCAAGATTAATGTGGGGCTGCTTAGATAAGGGCTGTGATGCAATAACAATGCATCGTGCCAAGACTTCAATCCCTGATGATCAACGCGCGCCCGAAACACTTTACCATCGTGGGGAGTTTCAACCTTTGTTAACTCAGCAAGCGGCCAATCCTGCAAAACAATTCGTGCCTCGGATATCTTATTAGACCGATCCTTAAGAAATATGTAACTGCTCGAAGGATTAGCAGTTCTTTGTGCGTTTTGAGAGATCATATCGATAGACGGAATAACCCAAGCAGGCTCATCGTCGTAGACCTGAGTGAATAGATCCCCCAATTCGGGAATCGCAGATAGTAAAACAGACATGCCGGTAAATGACTGTGAGGGATACTTAACCGAATTATCTAAATCACCCACGGATTTCGCTTTAGCCTTAGGATAAAAACCGGTGTCATACCCCAGAAAACTCACCCAACTAGGGTAAAACCCAGTTGCCAGAACACCAACCTTCAGGTCTCCGAATTGACCGGTTACTGATGACAGAGCGAACAGCCCATGCCCCTGTTTGGTCATACCTTCCAGCTGATCAAGATCGGAGGGTCCATTAGGTGCGGCCAGCATCTCTGCAAATGCAAGGCTCAAGGTTCCGTAGTACAAGCTAAGAACTCGCTTATTCAAGCTTTCGTACGGCGCGCCTTTGTAATAATCAGCAGCGTTACCCAACGCAAATGCGATGCCGGACGCTTTAGAAAGGACCTGCTCATCTGCCAGCTCAACTCCTTTTCTCTCGGCTCGCCTTAAAACCAGCTTTTTAGCTATCTCAGAGCTTGAAAACTGATTCAGACGAGCCCAAATACCGGCCAAAGGATTTTCTGAAACAATTCTGATTATTGAGTCAGGGGAATTTGCGATTTTTTTACTTAGTTTCGGTGGTGCTAATTCACTATTCCACTCGACCAGCAGAGGAAAAAAATCATCCAGTGGAGAAACTGGAGTAGCGACTCCTTTTGTATACTCCTTAACATGGTAAAGCTGGCCATTTGTGAAAATATGACTGACCCTACTTTCCAACTGCCTGTAGTGTCGATTATCTGTTGCTGACGTATACATTAGTGCGACTGAATGCTTTTTCTCACCTTTTGTAGCGTCGATCACTAAGTATTCACCATCTTTTGACTCTTCTACGACCGAAGCAATCCACCCATGGGACAAAAGGGGGCCTAGCATTTGTTGTTTGGCGGCATTATGCAAAATCCCCATGCGTAAATCGATACCAACCCCTCCCATAATCACACTCCTTTTCGTTGAAAAAATTCATCAGTAGATCATGGGCACAAGAAATACCGATAGTCAAAGTAAACCAGCCCACGTGACAGCTGAAAGATAACCGGTGGTGACCTGCCCCTCTAAAAGTAATGTAAAGCGAGCTTTGCATTGTCCGCTCCTGTCACAGTGCGGACATTACGTATTTATTGGGGGCTCGAAAGCCTCAATTAATTCTGACCCCTGATTTTTCACATTACCCACGGCGCGCGTCACGGCGTGCCAGATAAACTTGTCGGCGGGCACTGCTCCGTCGGTGGCTATCTCTTCGGCTTCCTTCCCGCCTATATCCAGGCGCATCCATTCGCGTGCTGCTTCCGGCGTCATGACCAGCGGCCGGCGGTCGTGAATATCGACCAACCCCTGATCGGCCGCAGCGGTCACTATCAAAAACCCTTCGGCTTCGTCGCTGCGCTCAAAAGGCACGCTGCCGATCGCTGCCATGAATATTGGCAGGCCATCAGCACGATGAATGAAATAGGGCTGCTTCTTGTCGCCTTCTTTTTTCCATTCGAACCATCCATCAGCAAAGCAGATCGCCCGGCCATGTTGCCAGAGAGGTTTAAACATTCTGCTAGCGGCTGCCGTTTCGACGCGTGCGTTAATCAGAGGCGGTTTATCCCACCACCCGGGTGCGTAACCCCAGTGAACCGGATCGAGGTGCAGCTGTTCGTCTCGTTCGCTCAGGAGCAAAACTTTAGTCCCCGGCGCCACGTTGTAACGCCCAATCGGCTCAGGGTCGTATGCGATGTCGCGCTCTGCTTCATCCGCCAGGTATGCCAAATATTCTTCACGGGTTTGTGATTGAGCAAAGCGTCCGCACAT